AACGGTAACAGTTCATATGGTGACTTTGGTTGTGTTGCAGAAGGTGTTGATTTAACAGAATCACCAATTGAAGCATTTGTTGATAACAGATCATTTGATGCACTTGTAGGTGCAACTATAACTGATAACAATAATATCATTGCAATAGAATATCAAAATGCAGGAAGAGATTACACACCATCCACAACAACAATTAGTTTCAGTGGTGACGGTTATGGTATAACAGGATTAACTCCTGTTGTAGTAACAGGTGGTTTAATGGAAGTTAGAATGACAGGTGACGCTACAACATTTGGTGGCGCTGATTACAAAACTGCAACTAACACTCCACAGGCAGGTACCGCAACAGAAATTACTTTATCCAACACTGACGTGGCGTTAAGTGCGGCGTATGTTGGAATGGCAGTATTCATTACAGGTGGTAAAGGTGCTGGACAGTATGGTTATGTTAACACATACAACGCAGGTACTAAAGTTGCTACAATTAAAAAATATTCAGACAACAGTGATGGTTGGGAACAAATTGTAAGTGGTAGAGCTATTGAAGCCGCGTTAGACAACACAACAGTTTATAGTGTTGAGCCAAGAGTTGTTGTACAGGCTCCAGGAAATGATGGATCAACAGCAACATCAACTGCATTATGTAGAGCCAAAGTTGCAGATGGAAAAATTAGTGAAGTAAGAATTATCCACCCAGGAAGTTCTTATACAACTGCACCAACAGTAACATTTACAGATCCTAACAATACAGCAGATGCTCCATTAGAAACATTTGTTGGTGATGGTGTATTAGCACAACCGGCATTTACTTCAAGAGGTACAGGTTGGACAACTTTAAGTGCAACTATTGAAGATGTAGGTCAAGAAAAAGATATCACAGGTGTTACCTTTACTGCTAATCCTTATGCAGAAATATTATTAACTGCAAACAAAGAATATATTGCAGATGAAACAGTGGCTTGGATTAACAATAAGATTGCTACAGAACCAAACTCAACTACTTGGGGTGGATTTATTTACGATTCAGTTAAGTGTGAAAGAGATACTAAACTAATCATTGACGCTATGTTACATGATATTAAGTTTGGTGGAACTAGAGAAACACTTAAGGCGGCTAAGGCTTACTGGATTGGTACACAATCACAAGTAACTGGACAACAAACACAAACAGTATTATCATTGTTACAAGCAAAAGTAATTATTAATGATTACGTAATGGATAATGCGGCTTACACTTCTTTACAGTCAGTAACTTCACAAACTACAAACAGTAACAATGGTGAAGCGGCGGCACAAACTAAAGTTGCAGAATTGTTTGCACTTATAACTGAAGTAATTAATAACGGTTTAGGTGCGGCAGATAGTTTCCCAGCAGGACCTGGTGTGGTTAACTTAACAGTTGCAACACATAACTTGTTAGACAGAACAAAAATTTCAATTAAAGAAGTTGGTGGTACAACACAGATTAATGCAAACAACTATTATGTAAAAGTTATTGATGCAAATACTTTACAACTTTATATTGATAAAGATTTATTATTCCCAGCAGTACTTACAACTGGAACAGCTTATAGTTCAGGTGGTAAGATTACATTTGGTGCTGGTTACAGAGATGCAAAACAATCTGGAAAATATGTACAGGTTGAAGGTATGTTAGCCATACCACAAGCGGGTGCTAACGTAGTACTTGCTGATCAGCCAAACATATTCTTTAAACTTGTTAGTGTTACGAACTTGACAGGGTCAGGACCATACGCGGCACTATTACAAATTTCACCAGATCAAGAAATTGACAATGCACCAGCACATGGTGTAAAAGTTGAGATGAGAATTAGATATTCACAGGTACGTTTGACAGGACATGACTTCCTAGATATTGGTACAGGTGGATTTACTACAACAAATTATCCTGGAACACCAACTATACCATCAGATCCATTAGATGAAGCAGTTACTGGTGGAGGCGGAAGAGTATTCTTTACGTCAACTGACCAAGATGGTAACTTTAGAGTTGGTGGATTGTTCAACGTTGAACAGGCAACTGGTATTGCTACCCTAAATGCTGATGCATTTAGTATTTCAGGATTACAAGAACTACAGCTTGGTAGTGTTGCATTAGGTGGAACAGGTGCTACAATTAACGAGTTTAGTACAGATGGAACATTTACAGCAAATAGTGATAGCATTGTGCCAACACAGAAGGCAATTAAGACATATATTACCTCCCAAATTGGTGGCGGTGCTTCAGAATTGAACGTAAATACAGTTACAGCTGGTGTAGTACATATTAGCGGAAACACGATTACAACAACGACGGCGGTTCCGATAAATATAACTGCAACAATGAACTTTACTGGTGGTATTAGTGGATCACCGGTAGCGATGCAACAATTTATATTGAGTTAAAAGGAGACTAAATTATGGCCACAGGAAGATTAGGACACGCAGATTTGGCGGCGGCTACAGATACTTCTCTTTACACTTGTCCAACTAACACTTTTTCAATTGTTACTTGTTCAATATGTAACAGAGGGAATGCGGCTGTGTCAGTTAGAATTGCGGTTGCTAGTGCGGGAACACCCGTAAACAGCGAATACATTGAGTATGATGTAGAGTTGTTACCCAAAGGGGTATTAGAAAGATCAGGTATTGCATTGGCGGCAGGGCAAATACTTGTAGTATACTCGAGTGCCGTTAACGTAAGTGCTGTAGCGATGGGCATTGAAACATCAACAGCATAGATAAATACATAAAAGGAAGATAAAATGGGAAGATATATATCAACAACTGGAACTGCAAGTAGTGTTATCCGTAACGTAAGTACTACTTTCACTGCCACGGTTAATGATCGTATTCTTGCTAACTCATCAGGTGGAGCATTTACAGTGACTCTACCATTAAACAGTTCTTTACTGGTTAATGATGTAGTTCAAATCGTCGACGTAACGGGTTCGTTTAACACAAACAACGTAACATTAAGTCGTAACGGTAGTAAGATTCAGAATTTAAGCGAGGACTTGGTGCTAGACATTAACAATATTGCGGTTACAATGATTTATACTGGATCAACCTACGGTTGGATTATTTCAGGAACGTAAGAGAGGAAACAAATTATGGCAAACCTCAGAGTATTAATGGGAGACCAAATAGAAGGTGCTTCAGTACCAACGAAGTTTTACTACGTCTATAATAATAATAGAGGTATTAACAACGGTGGCTGTTGCTGTCTATGGACTGTACCAGCGTCAATTAAGAATGTGACGTTTGAATTATGGGGCGCAGGAGCGGCGGGAGCCGGTGCTTGTTGCTGTATGTGGAGTTCACAAAACGCAGGCGGTGGATCTTATTCAATAAGATCAGTGAACACTACACCAGGATGCCAATATACAATTTGTGCGGCAGGTAACGGAAACTGTTGCGAAAGAGATTGCTTGGGATATGATGGATCAACTTCATTTGTAAGTGGTTCAGGTATTTCAACAACGTGTGCTAGAGGTGGATGTACAGGAAGAACAAACTGTCATGCTCACTATGCCTACAACTGTTGCTTTGGTTGTTCTTGTATTTCAGGAGGAACACAAGGTGACTTTAGATTAGGACACTCTAGAAACGCACCACTACATACACATTATTGTCACAACCAAATGTGGGATTATGTAAGTGGACCACCAAAAGGTGGAATGACTAGACACGGCAAAGATTACTGCGGTAAGCCGATGACGTGTTCGGGTTGTGGATGGGGATGTGCTCAACCATATCCAGGAGACGGAGGCTTTAACGGAACATCATGCGGTGGTGGTTGCTGTTGGGGTCACTGGGGTTCTGGAGGAATGGTAAAAGTATCATACAGTTAAACATATGACTAAATACAAAGGAAGAAGATAAAATGGCTACAGAAATTACAAAAACATTTACATATGATATCCCCGACGAGTATTTGGCTCAAACAAACTCGAACGGAGATACCGCTACAGCATCATATACAGGACCAGACAAATTGTATGTGTTCGTAGATGAAGCAACAAACAAGAATACAGACGCTCAACAACCACCTGATGAAGATTTTCATTACAATCCAAGTACAGATACAGCACCAGACGGTGAACGTATTGTAGAACTTGATTGTGCAGGTGCAGATACTTTAATGTGTGCTATATTTTTACCACACGCAGTAACTATTGCACAAGAGCAAGTAACAGTTGCACTACCAACAGGTTATGGAAACTATCAGAATCCGTGGCCACCATATCCAGATCACGCATATGAGAGAACACTTTCTACTCATGATATAGGAACTGGTGATTGGACATTGACATGGAAACAACCATGGCAAACTTGGGCAACATTGATTACGTTAAGAAACGATCGTCTAGATGCAACTGATTCAAAAGTTGCTAGTGATTCACCGGATGCTATTAAGCAACCGTGGATCGACTTTAGACAAAAATTAAGAGATATTCCGGTTACATGGAAAAAAGGTGAATCAGATGAGTATCCAGCACACATGGTTAAGTTTCCAGAAGAACCAGTTGTGGGCGGATTTGCTGAACCACCCGCTGACGATGGCGTAGGAATAGGATAATAGGAGAGTAAACTAATGTCTGCATTAAGATCTTTACTTCAACTAGGGGGCAACGAAACGGCATTGTCGTTACGTACTGTGTATGTCTATCATACTAGTATGGATACAACACGTAATAGTAACCCAGGTTGCTGTTGTTTATGGACAGCATCATCAGATGTGAAGTGGGCGGCTTTTGAGACATGGGGAGCAGGCGGAGACGGCGGCGGAGGCTGTTGTTGTATGGCTGGATTCCCTGGAGGTTCAGGATCCTACGGAAGAAAAATTGCAGAAATTACACCAGGTGCAGGATTTACCTTATGTGCAGGATCGGCGGGTTGCTGTCGTCCAGTAATGGGTTGTACAGGTTGTGGTAGTTATGCTTGTTCAGGTACTGGTTGCTGTGACGGAAGTTACTTCTGTTTATGCTCATCAGGAGGTGGATATGGTTGTGCTACTTGCGGATTTGGAACTGCATGGGGTGGACATTGTGGATGTCCTAACTACGTATGTGGTTGTGTAAAAGGAGCAGATTTTAGTATTTGTGGATTCAACGGTGGTGGAGCAGGAACATCTATGTGTTCTAGTTCATCATGGGAGAATATGACATCAGCACCATACGGCGGACAAAGTGCTAGAATGTCAAGAGATAATTGTTATAAAACACACGGTCGTGATAGTGACGGACCAGCTGACTTCCCAGGAGGAGGCGGTGGTACACTACACACTCATAACGGTACTTGTTACTGTGGTGGACCGGGAGCAGGCGGATTAGTAGTAGTTTACTATCAATCCGACATAGGATAAGGGGAGTATATAAATGGCAAGTTTAAGATCTTTTGTACCAGGCTATGATACAGGCGTTAAGGCTCCTCAAGCATTTACAGTAAGTTATGCTTGGAGTTATGACCATAACGAAGCATGGCCAAGACAAGCTAGAGGCGTACCACCAAGTTCAAGATTTTGTTGTAATAACAACGGTGGAAAATGTTGCTTATTTACAATTCCTTCAGGAAGTAGTTTTGCAGTATTTGAAATGTGGGGCGGTGGAGCATCAGGCGTAGGCGGATGTTGCTGTATGCAAGGTATGCCAGCTGACTCAGGTGGATATGCTATTAAATCAACAAACGTAACAGCAGGTGATCAATTCACAATTTGTGCAGGTAGATCAGGATGTTGTTTATATGCAGGTAATAACTATGCAGGACATAACAGCTTTGTTATGGGAACACCAACAGGTGCTTCATGTTTCTGTGCAGTAGCTTGTGGTGGATACTGTAGTAACTGTACTCACTGTCATGGTTACTTTAGTTGTTATGGTTGCTGTATGAACTGTTACAACTGTCAAATTCAACCTAATAACGTTGACTTTGGTATTGCAAGTTACACAGGTTCTTCACAAAGATCACAGCATTGTGGAGACAGAGGACTACAATTTACACCGGTTGCGCCAATGGCACAATCAGGACCAAGAATAGGACCAAACGGTTGTTGTACACGTGGAGGTGACCAATTTGGATCATGGCCAGGTGGAGGTGGAGTACACGGATCACCATACGGTGGTGGATGTTGTTGTGGATCACCAGGTGCCGAAGGTGCTGTTTATGTGGTATACTACTAGGATATAATTATGGGACACGGATTAGACGCAGTAAATAGAAGAAACGAAATTGAAGTTCAGTTTTCATATGATATGCCCGATGCATATTTGTATACAACTTCTAAAGAAGGTAAAGTAGGTCAATGGACTTATAAAGGCCCAGAAAAAATGTGGGTGTTTATGAGAAAAGTAGACAACAAACGTTCAGGAGAAGTTAGATACTCATACGAAGTTGAAGAAGGTTTTGTACCATCAGCACATGAGTACATGGTTCTAGTTGACTGTAAAGAAAATCCATTACTATGTGAGCTTATGGAAGTACACCAAGACACATTATTCTTGGAAGGTAGAGAACACGTAACAGAAACATTACCACAAAAAGATATTAATGGTAATAACTTTAAGCATATTGAGCCTAAAGTTCCTACACCAGATCACACGTACGATAGAGATGAAATTGTTTATGATCCGGTTGCAAAAGCATGGCCTACAAAATTTCCTTTTATTAAGCCACACACAGGTTGGGCTGAAATTAAAAAAGTACGTTGGTCACAACTATCATGGTCAGACTCACACTTATCAGATGATATGCCAGAGAGTTTAGCAAATAACTGGAAACAGTTTAGACAAGAATTAAGAGATTTACCAGAAGTTTATGGTGCTTGTTGGACACCTACTATCACAGCAGGTGGAACAGGTTACTCAGTAGGCGATCACTTATTAGTTGATGCTACTGTATTAGGTTATTCAAATGATCAAATAGGAACATTAGATGACTTATCAACACCAATGGGACAAAGACCAGGTTTTGATTTTGAAGCAGATCCAAATGATGGAGAAGCATGGAAACCAGATGCAACAGTTGATACTGCTAGTGGTTCATTAGACGTAAACATTATTGTTACAAGCATTGGACAAGACGGTGCTATTACTGGTGTTAGAACACGTAACGCCTTTAATGCTCGACACATGAAAGAAGCAAAAGTTATTAACAATGTAGCATATACTATTGTTAAAACAGGTGACAGTTCTACTACAGGAACAGGTGCTACATTTAAATTAGAAAAGAAAGTACGTATTGATCCTTGGAAAGTTAGAATTCCACAATCACCAAAAGCTAAACAACCAGGTATTTGGGGCGAAAGCGATCAGTTCCCAGGACAAACTGGACGTTATGGTGCGGTTGTAAACGGTATGGACGCATCAACTACATTAGGTGATAACGTTCCAGATGGTACAGATGCTAATAACAGAGACAATCCAGCAGATGGTTGGCTAATGGAACACACATATCACCCTTCAACAGGACATATGATTCCACCAGAAATGGATGGACACTACTTTGGTACAGACCTAGCTAGATTAGGATTAAGCACAGACGGTACTCCATTCGACGATGGTGTAGCTGACGGCTTACCTGCGGCGCCTACAGACGCTAAAGGCAAGACTAGAATAGCTGGAACTATCACAGCCAGAAAACAAACTTCCTAATATAATTCCTTTTAAATAACTGTATAATGCTTGTTATATAAGCATGAATTACGCACAGTTAAAAGGATGATAAATGACAACAGATAAAAGAAGTTCAGCTATTTTTATTAATGGCGGTGCCGGTCGTGTGATAGCATCTATCCCTGCTCTAGAAAAGTTTCAAGAAGAAAACCCAGATGATAACTTTGTTGTTGTTTGTGAAGGAGGTACTGATTTCTTTAAAGGTCATCCTACTTTATATGCTAGAGTATATGATCATTGGCACAAAGGCTTATTTACAGATAAGTTAAAAGAACGTGAATTGATTACACCAGAGCCTTACAGGGTTTGGGAGTATTATAATCAGTTATGTAGTATTGCTCAAGCATATGATATTGCAATCAATAAAAAAGGTTTACGTGAACTACACAAACCTAAAATTAAGTTAAACAAAGAAGAAATGATCTTTGGTAAAAAACTTGTTGATGAAGTTAGAGAAAAAACTAAAAAAGACAAGGTAGTAGTATTCCAACCATTTGGTAGAACAACACAACACGAAAACGGTATGATTTCAGACTACAGTGGTAGAAGTTTTGAAGCTGAAAATTCAGTTAATATTGTTAAAAAACTTTCTAAAAAATATGGCGTAATTCATATGGCAGAGTTTGGCATTGACTTTTCTAAACACAAAGTAAAAGAAGCAGTAGCAAGTCCTATGGGTGCAGACCTTAGACATTGGGCTGGCATTATTGCAAATGCAGATTACTTCTTAGGTTGTGATAGTTCAGGACAACACATGGTCCATGCACTAGATAAAAAATGTACAGTAGTAATTGGATCAACTTTTCCTGTTAACGTTTCTTATCCAGGTGATGAAAACTTTGATATTTTAGATATGGGTGCAGGTGCAAGAACTTACAGTCCAATTAGAGTTACACATGATGAGTTTTCAGATAGAACCAATGATGGTGTTATGGCAATGAACGATAAAGTTGAAGATATTATTGTTGAGTCAGTTACTAACGGACTTAAAGGCGGACCTAAACTAGGACCTAAATACCAAGAAGAATAAGATGGATAGGCTGTATACATTCGGCTGTTCATATACATCTTGGAACTGGCCTACATGGGCAGACATCATGAGCCTCGAAGCAAACTATTACGAGAATTGGGGTCATGCTGGTTTAGGTAATCGTGCTATTGCTGAACGTGTAGCAGAATGTAACATAAAAAATAAATTCAATCACAAAGATCAAGTTGTAGTACAATGGACTAGTCATCTAAGACACGACTGGTTAAACTTTAAACACAAAGAACCTTGGCAAACAAAAGGAAGTATGTTCAGTTATCAGAACGAAGAACTATATGATAAAAAATGGATTGATACTTTTTACGACGAGAAAGCATATTTCTTACATACATTACACGCAATAGAATTAACAAAAGGGTTGTTAGAATCTACAGGGTGTGAATTTTACTTTACAAGTATAAGCAATCTTAATACACTAGGTACAGACATACCGCATCAAACCGGACATGGTGAAAACTTAAGAAACACACCAGAACTTGCAAACGGTATTGAGGAGTTTGGCTTAGAAGAATATAGTGATGTGCTTAAAGGAGATCATTGGTTATGTCCAATTGGTATTCATGCTTGGAATAGACCTGATTTACAGTGGTGGTTTGAAAATGAACAAGGTAACAAGTGGGTAGAACTACATCCTAGTCCTAATCAACACTTGGATTGGGTACATAATCACAACCAGAACGTAACTAAAGAACAAGAAAATTTGATAGATACTACTAATAGTGCAAAAACTAACGACTACAAAGAAACTATCGCAAACATTACTCGCACAGTAGATTGGGATAGAAAGTATAGAGGATTTTAAATGGATAAGAAACCAGTTTGGATCGCCGGTATTGCTAGAGGACACAACGCAGGTGTTTGCTTATTAAAAGATGGCAAGATCGTATTTGCAATAGAAGAAGAAAGACTAACACGTCAGAAATATGATGGTGGTCCTTATGCTTCTATGATGAAAATTTTAGAATACACAGACAAACTAGATTTCTTATGTGTTGCACACACACAAAATTTACAAAGAACAGCAGGTAGAGTAGACTTTAGTGGAGACGATGTTTACACAGGACTTGCACGTAAGATGGGATTAATAAGCAGAAAGCCTTATAACCCAGAAGAAAATCACCCACAAGTTATTGACATGAGTCATATACATCATAAGCTACACGCCGCTACAGCTTTTTATAGATCAGGATTTGATCAAGCAGTAGCAGTTATTGTAGATGGTGCAGGAACATTTATTGATTTACAAACAAATCAAGAACCTATGACTGTATGGGAAACAGAAACAATATACGATTGTACATATCCAGATAATTTTAAGACTATGTACAAGCATCTAGGTACTAACGGTCCTATTACATCACAATATCTAAAAAATATGTCAAGTGAATTATATGACGAACCTAAGGAATGGACACATGATGCATTTCTTACAGAGAACGCAGGTATTGTAAAAACATACGAAGCAGTAACTGAATACTGTGGCTTTAGTTTTATTGAAGCAGGTAAAACAATGGGATTATTTCCATATGGTAAGCCTAGTGATATAAAATTATGGAGAGAAGACAGTATGTGGCCGTTGTCTGATAGACAAATGATTGTGCCTACATATCCAAATGGTGCTCACGTAAACTATAACTTGTTTGAATATCTTGCAACGCACGATAATGAAGATGTAAGCAAATTAGATAATAGAAGAGACATGGCTTATGCTGTACAAACACAATCACAGGATCAAGTTGTAAAACTAATTAGACGTGCAGTTGAAATATCAGGTAAAAATAAAGTTGTTATTAGTGGAGGTTATGGACTTAACTGTGTAGCAAACTATGAATATTTAGATCAACTAAAAGACGATAACATTCAAATCTATGTTGAACCAGTAAGTAACGATGCAGGAACGGCCATGGGTGCGGCAATGTTAATGCACAGAAAACTTACAAAGGATAACACAGTACAAGAACAGCAAGATACATTATACGAAGGTCCTGCTTATAGTTACTCAGATGAAGAAATTAATAATGCTGTAGAAAAGTATGGTGCAACAGTTGAAGAAGCAGATGATAATAAAGTTGTTGACATCTTAGCTGATAGAAAGATTTGTACTATCTTCCAAGGACGTAGTGAAAATGGTCCTCGTGCATTAGGTAACAGAACTATTATGTATGATCCAAGTGACCCTGATGGTAAGGATCATGTTAATCTTATTAAACGTAGAGAATATTTTAGACCATTTGCAGGTAGCATACTAGAAGAAGATGTACATGAATGGTTTGATTTACGTGGAATGGAAAGTTCACCAACAATGATGTATGCTGTAAACTGTCAACCAGGTATTGCAGAAAGAATTCCAAGCATCATACACGTTGACGGAACTTGCAGAATACAAACTGTAAGTGAAAAACAAAATCCTCATTACTATAAGTTAATTAAGGCGTGGAAAGAAAAGACAGGACTGTCAATTATTTTCAATACAAGTTTTAATTTAGGTGGAGAGCCATTAGTTGAAACGTTAGATGATGCTGTACGCACATTGAAACACAGCGACATTGAGTACTTGTACCTACCTGAATATAACAAACTTATAACGCTGAAAAATGACGGATAACTTTACACAATACTTCGACACAAAAATATACTGGACAGACGAAATTGACGGTTGTGGTAACACCATGATTGATGACTTCCTTGATGCAACAAGTTTCATTACAAAAGATAAAAAATTTTATAATACATTAGAATGGTGTAGTGGTCCAGGCTTTTGGGGATTTGGTTTACTAGGTACAGGTAAAACAGAAAAGATTACATTATCAGATGTATGGGAACCGAACAAACCAGCAGTACTACAAACAATATTACAAAATAATCTAGATGAAAAGGCACAGTTTTTTTTAAGTGACAATTTTACAAACATTCCTGAACAAACTTTTGACCTAATTGTAGCTAATCCTCCACATTTCAACGGTGACCCGTATGTTGCACACTATGATGATCCAAGGAAATACAAAGATTTAGACTGGTCTATACACAAAAACTTCTTTGATAACGTAGAAAAATACCTATCAACAGACGGTGTTATTGTTCTTGCTGAAAATGTATGGGGATCAAATCCTGATACATTTAAAGATATGATCGAAAAGAATAACTTGAAAATTACACATCATTTCCCTTCTAAACAGTATCCATTAGATATGTGGTATTTGGGAATCGCGAGAGAATCCGCGGAGCGGTAAAACGCAAATTTAATGCCGCGAAGCGGTAAAAAGCGGTAATATGCTTTAGGACGTAAGCCGCTACTAATTGAATAAATACTACAAAGAGGATGTTTAATGGCGTTTGATATCAGTAAGTTTTTCCGTAAAGGACAAAACAACACAATAGAATTTAGAGGCGGTAGTAACCTAAGTTATGCCGGTCCTTCTGCTACACTTGTAGAAAATGGTACTGAATTAGACCGTTGGTATGTTGGTTCTTATTTCGGCGTAGAATACACTATTGCTTGTGATGTGAACTCAGCACGTAAAGAAATCATTAAATGCCTATGTACAGCAAGTACAAGCACAGCAAACATAGTAATATACGGTAGAAGTAACCTAGGTAATGATTTATTACAGCTAGAAGTTGAAGTAACAGACGCTTACTTTAAACTTATGGCATATCCAAAGGTACAGGAAGATTCAACTAATATTACCGGAGCAAAAGTCATACATAGTGCAAACTATTATGCAACACTAAACGAACCAGGACCTGTTATTGCAGGATCAAGTTCAAGTGCATACGATCCAACTTACACATTATCAAGATCTACTTCATTGGTTAATGAAGGACAATCATTTAGCATTACACTTATTACAACAAACGTCAATGCAGGTACAACTGTTCCATTTACAATTACTGGAGTACAGAGTGCAGACATTGGTGGAGCAGACCTTACAGGAAACTTTATAACTGGAACCACTGATACATTTACGTATCCAATAGCATTAGACTTACAAACTGAAGGTCCAGAAACATTTACAATGACATTGGATGGTATAACTCCAACCACTGCGGCCAACGTAACCATAGCAGACACATCACAGACTCCTGCAATTACTTACAACTTGACAACAAGTGTAGGAAACGTTTCAGAGGGTGACACATTTAGAGTCACACTAACAACAGGTAACGTTGCGGCAGGAACTGAATTATCTTATACGGTAACTGGAGTTGATGCGGCTGACTTATCAGCAGGTAACGTAACAGGATCATTTGTTGTAGGAACAACAGAATTCCTTGACTTTACACTTGCAGAAGATACAACAACTGAAGGCATTGAAAGTTTTATGATTTCATTGGACAACGGACAAGCAACTGCACAGATACAGGTTGCAGATACTTCACAAGCGGCGGCAGTAGAAAGCTACAGCTTAGGACGTTCGGCGGCAACTGTAAACGAAGGTGGAACATTTACTATCACACTTACAACTGAAAATATTGCACCAGGTACGAGTTTGCCTTACACTATCACAGGTGTACAAACTGGAGACATCGGCAATACTGCTCTAACAGGAGACTTTATTGTTGGCACAACTGATTCAAGAGTGTTTAACGTTACAGCAGATTTAACAACTGAAGGTTCAGAAGTTTTCCAACTTGCATTAGACAACGGTGAAGCTACTGTAGGCGTAACCATTGCTGATACAAGCATAACACCAGGTAACAACTATACTGTTAACGTATCCAATGCAGGTGCAGGTGCATACACATTATCAGGTACTGATAGAAACGGAAGTGTAACTGGAAATAATCAACAGATTAATTTAAATGTTAACGACAACTTAACATTAACAATGAATGCGGCGGGACATCCGTTGTATCTAAAAACAACAAACTCGACAGGTACAAGTTATCAAGTTACAAACCCAACTGCGGTCAACCAAGGTGCGGTTACAGGTAACATAACTTGGACACCTAGTGCGACTGGTACATATCACTATAACTGTCAATACCATAGTGCTATGCACGGCTTAATTGTGGTAAGCTAAATGAAGGTAAATACAATAGGAGCATAATATGGCAGTCGTAAAATCAGCATTTGAGGCACAACATGGATTTAAATCTCCAGGATTCACAGTAGATGAAGCAGGTAACGTTACTCTTAGAAGTGTAACATATACGGTTACCGACGAAGTAACTGATGTATCAGGTGACTATGTTGTTAGAGATGCAGGTGGTAACTTTACATTTGATGCAGAATTTCAAGAAGATGGTACAACACTAAAAGTAAATCCAGGTGTTACACTAACAAGAGGTAGTGCATACGTATTCAACTTGATACTAAGATCAGTTAACCAAGCAGGACAAACTCTTGGTAACATGAGTTTAAACATTTTTTCAAATGACGGCACAGGATACACATTATATAACACTGGCGTATCACACACAGCTCTTGATGGACAAACAAAATTAGAATTATCAGAAGCACAAGGACAGTTTTCAGGAAAGGTAACGTTTACAGTTCCTACAAATGCTCCAAATGAATTATATTACGGAGACGGTGATCAAACTCCAATAGGTATATTAACAATTATTGACCCGACTATTACTGGTGTTGGTAGTTTTTCAAGCATACTTACAACGGGTAACGTCACAGCACAAGGTGAAAATGCTGTAATTACACTAGCACCTACAGGAAGTTCAGGTACAGTTGTAATTAATCCATCAAATGGTGGAACATTAAGTAACATGGATGTTAACGCACTACGTTTAACAACCACAGATAACGTTACAATTAATGGTGAAAACGCAGACATTAGAATTGTTCCTACAGGATCAGCAGGTACAGTATTAATAAATCCTAGTGCAGGAGGTAGCATAGATAATGTTAATTTAGGTGCTACAACACCCGGAACTGTATCAGCCACAATTTTAACGGCGAGTGCAGGAACGATAAATAATACAAAGATAGGAAATACTAAACCAAGTACTGCTACCTTTACCGTTGCAAACGTTCAAGCAAAACCAGTTAGTCCAACTGGGGCCGCCAACAAGAAATATGTTGATAATAGAGCAACTGCATTGGCAATAGCATTAGGAAGTTAAATTAGATGGCTAAACAAAAAGTAGAATCGTATATATTCCAACCAGGAATTCCGATAACAGACAATCGTTATCCTGGAGCCTACGAACTGATCAAAAATAATGTAGAATTTATTTGTGATGAAGTTGTAGCATGGATTGCCGCACAGGTGTTGGCCAATGCTAGTGACCCAACTAGTTTTTGGTACAATTATACGTACAACTCACCAAAGTGTGAGAGAGATACCAGATATAATCTACAAGGTACTGACGGGAATGGCGGTGTCATCTACGATTTAAGATACGGGGGAAATCAACAAGCAAGATTTTTAGCAAGTAAGTATTGGATTAACAGTACTCCACAGATTGATGGTGATAGACAACCAGAGATAGCGGCTAAAAACTTTGCAAGAGATTTAATTAATAATTATATCTTAACTCAAGCAACTTTTACATCTGCACAAAGTCCAGTTGTTACAACACAATATAAAAATAACGCAACTAACTATGAAACAGGTGCTGATGCAAGAATAACTGAACTAATGTTTGTTATCACAGACGTTATTCAAAACGGACTTGACAATGTTCCAGCATTACAAAGAACACAGATTTCTAGTGTTAAGATGCAGACTCGTGTTCCAACAAACGACTTGTTGTTAATTACAGATACAACTAACAACGAAGTATTGTTTAACTTTAGTGATCCAGACTTAGGTGCAAGTGTTACGTTCCAAACAGATGACACTAGTTTGTTAACAAAAGGTGTTGAAGAAGACTTTCCAAAGTTCTTAGAAAGAACAGGAACAGTTACAACAGTTTACCTAACTAAAAGCACAGACAATCCTAGTTACTCTGCTAAAGCAGTTGCAGTACTAGAAGCAAACTTAGAATTTTTAAAGAAAGAAACTGTGGCTTGGATCGCAGATCAAGTTGCAAATGCAACAACAGGATCAACTTGGGAAAACTATACATACAACACTACCAAGTGTGAAAGAGATATGGGATTAAACGTAATTGGTATTACAGAAGATATCAAATACGGTGGTAATGCAAACACACATTACAACGCAAGTAAATATTGGATTCAAACTACTCCACAGATTGACGGAGATAGACAACCTGAGATACTTGCAAAACAATTTTGTAGAGATTTAATTAATAATTATGTATTAAAAAATATTGCATATACTTCACAGCAAACAGGTGCAGGTGCAGTTTCACAAAACATAATTTTAAGTTTACCTGAACCAGGTGTAAACACAAGAGTAACTAACTTATTCTTTATTATTACAGACGTTATTCAAAACGGTACAGACAACTTACCTATTAAAGAAACTATTCCGTTATATTACGAAACAGATGACTTACAGATCTTTATTGATCAAGGTGAGATGAGAACCAAACCATTCGACTTTGGTGTTGATGCTATTGAACGTATGAGAGTTTCAAACTCCATATCCATGCTTGATGCTGACTTTGAATACGGGCTACAGCCTACGAAGTGGCAGGCCATTGGTATGCAAAGAGGTTATCCAAGTATTTACGAATTACCAGGTACTGATAAAGTTGTTTCAAGTGTTAAAACAGATGCTTCAGAAGGTACAGGTGGAGTTGGTCAAAGTTTAATTACTGTAACTACAGTTGGTGCTCACGGTATTGAAGCTGGTACACCTATTACAATTAAAGCCTTAGAAAATAGTATTCAAGGGGCAAGTAGAGCAGAAGGATCGTTTGTTGTATCAACTGTTCCTACTGCAAGTACATTTACATATTTTGCTAAATCAAAAGTTGGTACAGCAAATAATCAGATACTTTCAACTTATTATACACAGTTAAGACAGGGTGGATTTTATACAGGAGCGGCGATTGGTACTCCAACATTTTCAATTCTATCACAAGGTACAGCAGGTGTATTTACTAACCCATTAGGTGCAACAGTTGGTGGAGATAAAGTTACATGGATAGGTAACACACCAGAGATTGGTGCTCCGATGCAAAACGTTAACGGTCAGATTACAACAGTAAACACATATTCGGCCGCTGACGCAAGTAGAACAGCAGGAACTTACACAGCAATAACAGGTAACTCAAGCAGTATTGCTACAGAATTAATTGTTGGTACATTTGATATTACTGTTGACGGAACAGGTGCCGCGATAGCAAGTAACTTTAAAGGTGGTAGAAATAACGCAGTTGGCGATACTATCACTGTTGGGGATTCTTTCTTAGGTGGCGGCGGTGGAGCAGATTTAACGTTCCTAATTGCAAGTATTACAGACGGAACAGGTATTGACAGTGGTGCACAGGTTACTGTTGTTACAGGTACAGGTGGAGAAATTGCTACACTATCAACAGCAGGTGACTATGCCGGCGGAGTTAACTCAATTGAAGTTAGCGACGTTTCAGGAATTTTAGCAGGACAGGCCATTGACAGAGGAGATGGAACTGCTATCCATGTTAGTTCTGTTGTTGGAAATACAGTTAACCTAGATGGAAACACAACTTCAGCTATCGTTGGTAACAACGTTCAGTACAATGCAGTTGCAGGAACAAATTATAACAGCACAGGTTTTAGTGCAACATTTGATATTGACAGAGCAGGTGGAAACTATACAGTTGTACTAAATGGTACAGGTGGTGATCAATACGAAGTAGACGATGTTATTGTTGTACTTGGTAACCAATTAGGTGGTCAAACACCTACTAACGATTGTAGAATTACAGTAGACTCAGTTGATTCAAGCGGATCAGTTACATCATTTACAGCAGTAGGTTCAGCTTTTGATGGTAACGGAAGTTATACCAACCAAGTTGGTCAAAACATGAACGGTAATGGTTTAGGTGCAATATTTGATTTAGCATATACAAACAATGCTTTCACAGTAAGTTTAGCACAACCAACGTATGCCAATAATGCATCAGGTGTAACACAGGGTGGAATAGGTAACGGCTCAGCTTGGGATGTCACATTAACAAATAACAACTACACCGTGACAGAAAACGCGGCGGCGACTGAAACTGGATTTGCCGTAGGTGACGCATTAAAAATTAATGGTACACAATTTGGTGGTGATATATCAAACGATTTAACAATTTCCGTAACAGGCGTTGACGGTAGTGGTGGTATTACATCATTTACATCAAGTGGTTTAGGACCAGATGCACAGAATAACTTTACTGAGCCAGCTTACACATACAGTGGTATTGGTAGTGGTGCTTCGTTTGGTGTTGGTTACAATGGAACAACTTATACTGCTAACGTTGTAAGTCCTGGATCAGGATATAGTGCAAGTGAAACTTTAACAATTGATGGTGCAAACATTGGTGGTACTAGTTCAACAAACGATGCTGTAATACAAATAGATAGTGTTGACGGTAGTGGTGTTATTACTGCAATTAGCATTACAGGTACAGCAAGTAACAGCAGAGCATTTACAAATATAACTTCAGCTACAAATATAATTGGAGCGGCGGCATCATTCAACGTTACTGTAAACTACAATAACAGTTATACAGTTACGCAAGGTAATGAAGTAGGAACAAACTATGCTGTAGGAAATCAAATATTATTTGATGGTACAACATTTGGTGGTCTAACTTCTACAAACGATTTATTATTAACAATCACAGGCGTTAATGGCGCAGGTGGTATTACAGGATTTAACAGTTCTGGTACGGCTCCAGATGCAACAACAGGATACGCGGCTGGTGATAGATTAAGAATTGAAGGAACAAATATAGGTGGTTCAAGTCCAGTTAACGATGCTATTGTAAAAGTTGACGCTGTAAGCGGAACAGGAAGAATTAATACAATTAGTGTAACTGGTACAGCACCAGATGCCACTGAAAGTTATAACAATCCAACTTACACTACAAACACAGTTGGTGGTGCAAGTGCAGAATTTAACGTAACAAGATTAGATACGGCCTATAGTGCAACTGCTCCAGTTGGTGGTACAGGTTACCAGGTTGGTGAAGAATTTGTTATTGATGGTGCACAATTAGGTGGTGTAAGCAGTACTAACGATTGTACAATCCTAGTTGCAACAGTTGACGGTAGTACTGGTGAAATATTAACAATAACAGTAGCAGGTACAGCCTTAGACACAAAAACAATTACAGATTTAAGTCAGTTTGATGGAGAAGCAACAAACTTACAAGGTAGTACTGCATCATTTGATATTACAATTACAGGCGGAGTTTATAGTTATGCTGTAAACACTCCAGGTACAGGTTACTATGCAGATCAAAACATTAAGATCCAAGGTAACCAAGTAGGTGGTGTAAGTCCAACTAACGATATCACAATCAATATCACAAGTGTAGGAACAGGTGGTGACATTACAGGTATTAGTGGTTCAGGTACAGGACCTTCAGGTACAGGAAGTTACACACAGATAGGTGGACAAAACTTACAAAACAACGGATCAAATGCAACGTTCAACGTTACAAGAAATGCAGGTGCATATTCAACAGCAACAGTTTCCAATGATGGTATTAACTATCAAGTAGGAAACAAGATTAAATTATCAGGTACAGACTTAGGTGGACAAACTCCAACTAACGATGCAGTTGTTACTATTACAGAAGTTGCAACAGACGGTGGTATAGTTTCAGTAACAAGTGCAGGTACGGCCATTAATGGTACAGTTGTTAAAACATACAGTACAGTAACTATGTCAGAGGTTATGACAGCGGGAATTCCAGCAAACACTACAATAAGTTTTGCGGCATTGGCAACTGTTGAAGTTACATTTACAACTGCACACGGATTAGTTCCAGGAGATTCATTCCTGGTAACAGTAAGTTCCGACGATGGTGCAAACAATCACACGTTACTAGAAGGACCATTCTTTGCACAGCAAGTTCCAACTCTAACAACATTGAGATATCAGTGTAGAGCGGCGGGAGCCATTGGTGCTGTTGGTGACATTACTGCTATTTTATATCCAAGACCAGATTCATTCTTTGTACACAGACCATATGATGGTGGTGTTATGCTAGGAACAGGTGGACCACAACACGGTGCACAGGCAATTAGACAGAGTAAAAAATATATTAGATACCAGTCAGGTAAAGGTATCATGTATACAACGGGTGCCTTGTTTGCACCAAGTTATGATTTATTAGAAGTTACAGCAGATGCAACTGCAATAGGTTCATTTATTAATGTAACTACAGATGATGTTGACCACGGACTACAGGTTGGTGGACAAATTAAATTGATTGGTATTGAAACACCAGGATATAACGGACCATACACAATCGCAAGTATAACAAGTGAACGTACATTTAGAGTTATTGCAACTACAGACTTAGGTAGTGTAACTCCTGTGTTAAGTCCAAAGGCTCAAGTTTCATTATTATACTGGCATGGTGCAACTGTACGTTCAGGTGCATTTGATGACCAGAATGGTATTTTCCAGGAATACGATGGTACTAACTTTAATGCTGTACAAAGAACTTCAACATTACAGCTATCAGGTACAATCAGTATTGGTGTAGATTCAAACGCAATCACAGGTATAGGAACAAGATTTAGAGATCAAGTAAAAGCAGGTGACAGAATTGTTATTAAAGGTATGACACACGTTGTATCACAGGTAGCAAGTCAAACAGCAATGAACGTAACTCCAGACTTTAGAGGTGTAACACCAGCAAGTGGTGCCAAGTTATGTTTAGTATTTGATAAGAAAACAAAACAAGCAGACTTTAACAAAGATAAATTAGACGGTACAGGTTCGTCAGGTTATATCATGGACATCTCTAAGATGCAGATGATTGGGATTCAGTACAGTTGGTACGGTGCTGGATTTATTGACTGGATGCTACGTGGTGATGATGGTAACTTTATTTTCTATCACAGAATGAGAAACTCAAACATTAACACAGAAGCATATATGCGTACAGGTAATATGCCGGTTAGATATGAAGTATCCAATGAAGGTCCTAATGATAAGTTAGCGGCTAATATGGACGATACACAATCTACTATACCATTGGAAGATGCTTCATTCTTCCCAAGCACAGGTACAGTTATAATTGATAATGAGATGATTCAGTACACAGGTGTTAACGGAGATACGTTAACAGGTTGTACTAGAAGTGCTCCATTAACAAACTATGCCGCGGGTGCAACAAGAACATATACGGCAGGTGTTGCCGCAACGCACACAACACGTACTGGGGTTATATTGATTAGTAATACTATTACACCAATCATATCACACTGGGGATCAGCTTTCCAAACAGATGGTGGATTTGATAGTGATAGAGGTTATATCTTTTCATATACTTCCACAGGTAACGTTATTTCATCAACAAGAAATACTGTGTTCATGTTAAGATTAGCACCTAGTGTATCAAACGCAATCGTTGGTGACTTAGGTGAAAGAGAACTATTAAACAGAGCCCAGTTGCTACTTGAAGGTATTGAAATTACATCAGATGGATCATCAGGTGGTACACCAATTACAGGTGGTATTGTTGTTGAAGGAATTTTAAATCCGCAAAACTATCCAACTGATCCAGGTGACGTTGGTTGGGCACCATTAACGGGTTCAGCGGCTGGTGGACAGCCAAGTTTTGCACAGATTGCCCCGGGTGGATCTGTTGTATGGTCAACAGGTGCAACTCAGATTATTAAAAATGCAACCACTGTTGCAGAGATGACATTAGATGTTATAAAGACTGGTAATACAAATAACTGGATTTATCACAGAATTACAAATGCTTCGTATACTACAGCGATTGCAAATGGACTAACTACAGGTTTAACAGTTACAGCAACTGGTAACGGATCACCATCCGACTTCCCAAGTGGTACAACACTAACAGAAATTTTAGATTGGTACAATCCTCCATACTTAAGATTTAATAATAGAAACAGTGGCGGTCAGGTTAGTAACAATGAAACTATTACTATGTCTATTAACCCAACAGGTGCATTAAGCGGTACTAACTTCCTTTACTTTACAAAAGCAAGTTGGGAATCAACAGGTGCTATTGCAGGTACTGAGGTAAGTGACAGTAACTTCCCAGGTGGAACATACGTTTCTGGTGTACAGGCAGGAGCATTTGGTGGTGTTGATTATTATAGAATTACATTTACACAGAGTTCATTGGGTAACATTACAGCAGGTACAAGTATAGGATTCTTATTTGGACAACCTCCATATGCACAGCCAGGTGAAACAGTATTTTCATTTATTGCTACGCCAGGTTCAAGTTCAGCACTAGACTTAGGTACATTGAAAGAGTTGACTAATACTACACTAGGTGGTAGAGGTACTTTTCCAAATGGTCCAGACGTTTTAGCAATTAACGTTTATAAGGCGGCTGGTGCAGATACCAATGCGAATATTATTATACGTTGGGGTGAAGCTCAGGCGTAATTATTTTACGTTGAAGGCAATAACAGTTCTAATACAATCTTTTCTACTAGGTAAAACAGTATGTTTCAAGTAACTAGGAAACATTAGTATTCTTCCTTTAATAGGTTGGTATACATATTCTTGCCAAGAGTAAGGTGAATTTTCTCTCATTGTGTGTCCGTATTCAACAAAAGGATTTGGATTTCTAAACATTATTCCGCCTGCACTTTCATTTGCACGTACATAATACACACCACTAATCTGTCCTACGTTGTGATGATGTTCATTATGAATGTCACCTTCTTTATAATCTTGTGTCCACCAATTATATGAATAGCCTTCTTGTATTCTATTCATTGCATTTTTATTTTGATAATCTCTAACACACATATCTATTTCTGATTTTAATTCAGGTGTGTCGTATTTTAGATCTATAACTTTATCTTTTTCAAAATAGTCAGTGGCATGAGGTGCGTTCTCATCTGGTCTTTGTAATTTATCTACACGTTCTTCTACAAGTTTTTCTACATGGTCAGCTATAGAAGGAGCAACATCATGTACAAGTATACCGGTTGGAAATATATTTTCGTATTTCATTATAGTGGCACGTAATAGTTTAATGGGTTACCGCCTGGCATAAAGTTCCCAGGTTGGTTTGTTCTTATATTGTCTTGATGTAATTGTAAACCGACCTTAGGTGCCGGATTAACTTTAGGTGTCTGGATATGTTGTAGCATAGTATCAATAGGTTGAATATTAAATGCGACGGTAATACGTGGTTCTTCTTCATGCCACTCACTTATTCTATGTTCAATGTTTGTTGAATGTGTAATTAATAATTGTCCGTCTTTGTTTTCTACCTTCTCAGCCACGTCTTCCGTTCCTACTTCTCTGTATTCAGCATAACTTGGTTCACAGTTGATACCTAATATGCCATGAAAGCAATCAACACCGCCACCATAATCATGACCATGCCAATTTAATACTTCACCTTTGTTAGGCCAATAGTTTAACCAACCTACTATCCAATACCCTTTTCTTGAATCATGAAGTACTTCTTCTTTAAAGAACATTTGTATATCTTTATACAAATTAAATATGTCAGGCATTGTGCTTGAGAATAAATTATAATGTGGGCTACAAGCAGTACATAAGCTAGGGTGTGGTGCGTTTGCTAATCCATTAGGTATAGCAATCTCGTTAGCAATTTGATTTGCTAAGAACTTTGAGGTATGGACAAAACTATCCTTGTTGTGGCTGAGCTGTTTCTTGTATACTAACATCTGGTTCTTTCACGTCTTGGCTGTCACCAGGTAGTATTCTATAGTTGTCTTCGATTGAGTCAGGTGTACTTACTTCTGTAATTGAACTGCCTGCTTCAATGGCTTCTAATTGATGTGGCATTAACGGAGGATTCCTCCAAGTATCACCTGCCTTGATAACAACTTCCATGGGTTGTGCCTTAGCAGTATCGATATATCTTAACTTAAAACTACCTTGGTTTACAAACCAACTTTCATCTTTTTCTTTATGAAAGTGCATAGACATTTTGGATCCTGGCTTTTCAAAAACCATAATTTTTCCACAGTATAAGTCATTGGTTGCCCAAATTAATTCGTATCCCCAACCTTTATCTACCTTACCACTATGTCTTGCTGGCATCTATATACTCCTGTATAGTCTTAAACTTATAGTCACCTATACTATTAATTAGTTTTGAATTGTCTGCACACGTATAGAACTGATACTGTCCAATTAAGTTTGCAGGCATAGGAACATATTCAATTTCTGCTTTGTGTTTCTTTGCATACCCTTTAGCTATGTCACTAAAACTAGGTGCTGTTCCTGTTCCTAGATTCCAAATTCCTGTTTCATCTACATGGAAAAACTTTTCAATGATTTGACAAATATCTCCAACCCAAATAAAATCTCTATGTATTCTATCACTGCCTTCAAACAGTGAAATCTTTTTTAAATTTTTAGCTTGTAAGTCAAACTTACCAAAGACACTTTGTTGTTCACCCTTGTGTTGTTCGCCTTCTCCATACGCATTAAAGATTCTAAATCCTTGCACGTTAATCATGTACTCGGGTATTTCCATTACAAGTTTATCAAATAGATACTTGCTCCAAGCATAAGCATTCATTGGATATATGTTGTCAGTCTCTTTTATTTTTTCGACTTGGTAATGGCTTTGTGTATCTCCATATACACTAGCACTTGAGGCATACATAAAAGTTGTGCCATTGTCATTACATAACTGTAAAAGTCTTTGACTAAATTCTAGGTTCTGTGTTAAAACTTTTTCTACATCTCTTTCTGTAGTTGAACTTATTGCTCCAAGATGTACAACTCTATCATAAGGTGCAGGATCAGGTACCTTGTTTGGTTCCCATTCAAAGCCTTCTACTTCATGACCCATGTGTTGTAAATATGAACATAGGTTCTTTCCAATAAATCCTTGGTGTCCTGTTACTAATACTTTCATCTGTGTCCCTTGAATGCTACTTGATTATGTCTTGGATCTTGTTGCTGTCTAATTTTTTCTATTGATTCTGTTGTGCTATAGCCTTCAATAATAGGAAAAATTTCTACTTTGGCAATGTCATTTCCTACCACTGTATCAGTTGTATAATCACCACCTTTTACTATTACGTCAGGTTGTATTTCCTTTATAACATTGTATGGTGTATCTTCTTCAAATATAACTACATCATCTACAAACCCTAATTCTAACAATGCTTCTTTGCGTTTCTCTTGACCGTTAATGGGTCTTAAATCGCCTTTTAAACGCTTAACAGAAGAATCACTATTAATGCCCACCACAAGGCGTTTTCCTAGCGTGTGTGCGTGTCTAAGTAGCTTTAAATGGCCAGTATGCAGTATATCAAACACCCCATTAGCCCATACGATATTGCGTTCCAAATCGTCTTGTTGTATTATAGCAACACCCCGTTTTTCAACGATTCTAGCCGCGGCATAACAAGCCAATTTACAGGCATCAAATATGTCCATACCCTTATCAATACCATAGGCAATAACTGCCATTACAGTATCTCCTGCACCAGTTACATCTGCAACTTCTTTTACAGGTTCACTAAAATGTTTGTACTCGTCTAGTATGTTTAGTACGTGCATACCATTAGCACCATCAGTAACAACTAACCAAGTCCAGCTATGTCTTTGCATTTGTCTAAGAGCATCTGCTTGATTCCATTTACCAAACCATGCTTCGTATTCTGCCATGTTTGGTTTAACAAGATATGCTCCATGATAAAAGTTTGCATCTTGTTTTGGATCAACTAAAATCTTTGCTTCTTTGCTTAATAAGTTTGCTACTGTATCTCGTCTTACAGTACCCTTTGCATAATCACTTACGCAGATAATATCATTTTTCTTAATGTATGTTTCTAGTCTATCGTTTGCTTGATCACCAGTGTACTGAACTTCTCTATCCCAACGTACAATATGCTGTCCACCTTTTGCAACTAGTCTTGTTTTTGTTGTTGTAACATCTTGGTCGCCAGCCATTTGACATTCTAAGTTTTGGTTTAATAAAAGTTCTTGTAACTTATAACCTTCTTTGTCATGTCCTGTAACACTTATTAATGTTACGGTTGATCCTAAACTTTTTATATTGAGTGCTAAATTTCCTGCACCACCTATTGACCATTCTTGATGATCTTCTAATAACACAGGTACAGGTGCTTCTGGTGACATTCTATTTGCTTCACCGACTATCCATCGATCTAACATTATGTCGCCGTAGACTTTTATCATTTACTTCTCCATTAATGATACTAATTGGAATACAGTTTGTAATTTTGTTAAGTTTGATTTGCTTTGTAATGTGTTACGCAATCCTTGGTGTAATGGCTTTGGCCAATTACCAAAACTTACCCAAGCATATCCATTATGTTCACCATTTAGTGTTGGAATAAATTCTTCTTTTATAACACAAAGATACGTATGGAAATTAAATTTTTCATCGTTACTTACAAAAGTTTCTAGTGGAATTGATTTAATAATTTCAGGAGTTTTTCCAACTTCTTCTTTTATTTCTCTCAACAATGCCTGATATGGAATCTCTTCTGATTCATTAGTTCCACCTACTAGTCCCCAAACATTGGCTTGTCTGCTTTGTGATCTATGCAGAAACAAAAACCTTTGGGTATCTAAGGTATAGAAGAGGGCACCACTACAAATAATCTTACTCATATAACTACTTATTTAGAGTACTAGGCGCCAGGTTCCTTTTCGATACTCGCCTTCAAACGTAAGCAACCATTCTGCTCCGTTCCATTTGTATTGGATACCTGTATTTAAATTGGTTGTATATGTTACTTCTGGTACTGTTGAATCTTGACCACTGTTTGCACTAGCATCAAATACTATTTGCCAGTCATTACCATTCCACTCAATTATATCATTTTCGTTAGCTATTAGATCGCCACCTGCACCTTTCCAAGCATCTGGTCCGTCTGCATTTTCTTTAGAACCTACATCTCCTAGTAACAATACTCTAACACCGTCACCTTTGATATTTGTTGGATTAGTTTTTAAAGGATCTATGATTGCATCAATAGTACCTTTTGTAGAAACAGGACCAACTATAACTGTGTTTGTAGGTATAGTATCTTCGTCCCAATTAACTATAATTTGTGTTTCGTCTAAGCTGTTAACAGCAAAAGTTCCTACTACTGGTGCAGTAAATCCTTCTCTGTCTAAATAAATTTTACTTAATGAAGCTCTGTAAATACCTGGCTCTGCATCTAATACTGTACTCCATTGTATGTCACCTGACACACCGTTCTTACCAAGCTGTACAACATTGTTAATTACTATTGCATCATAACCAGCCGCAGTTGAAACTGCCAAGTGTGCAGTAGACTTGCTTTGTTTACCTGTACCAGGTTTACTTACTGTGCTAGTATCAGAACCTTTCATGGTGTTATCATAACTATCGTCATATGCTTGTAGTTCAGGCATACTGCTACTTAGGTCAACAGTACCTTTGCTTTCATCAAATATACTCATTATAACATTTGTTATAACACCTAGCTTTTTAACTTTAGCAGGTGGACTAATATAAATTGGTGTGCTAAATCCTAGTGTAGCAACATCAATGTCTGATTCAGTTCCTACAGGAATACTTCTTGAACTAAAGTTAATGTTTTCTAAATTAACAACTGATAAAGAAGTCCAGTCTACATAGTTGTCTGTTGTTTGTATTTCTAAACTTGGATTGAACAGCATTAATATCTGTTCCATGATTTGTAATTTTTGTTCTGTGTTTGTTGACCAAATATCTGCTGATAATTGCAAAGTATAAGGCGTAGGCATTAAACGTTCTACTGTGTAATTCTTACCTTGTGTGTTTAAATATTCTTTACCTGTATTATCATATTCACGTTCTCTTAAATGTATCTTACCTGTGTATGTAGAGTCAGCAGTTCTTGTTCTATCCATCTCCATACCAGTAACGTGTACACCTATACGAGGAGCACTTGGAATTTTGTTTTCTGAATTATCTCTAATCAAATGTCCTACTTGTCTAGTAATGTCACCATACATAACAGGAACCTGTACTAACGCACCTTTACCATCAGCATAAGAGAAGTTACTCATTAGGCGAATAATCTGCGTAATGTATCTTCTAATTTGTCCGTCGTAAAAATGTTGCATTATCTTTTACACCCACAATCTCTAATAAAGAAATGCACAACTGCCATTGTAAACCACATCCATGTCATTTCACCTACACCAAGTAAGCTAGGCCCGTGGTTCATATGTCCCATGTCATTATTTAAAAATATAACACCTAAAATTAAAAATAGCAATCCTGCAAATTTATGTCTCATTAATTATCGCTCCTTGGCTTTAATGCCTTACTGACAGGTTGTCGTTCTTTAACTGTTTCTCCGCCAATATTAGTAGTTGTTGAATTGTTTATAAATGTACCTTTTTGTGTATTCTTAGTATCAGTGTTAGACATATCAACTCTTACATTATCTTCCATTTTGGTCCAACGTTGTCCGTCAAACCTAAACAATCTATTTGGCATAAAGTCTGTCCTTAAAAAGTAATCACCTTTGATTTGATTAAGTGGAAAACTTCCACCATGACCAAATGCTTCACCATTTGGTGCAATACCATCACCTAACAAGTAACCATCGTAACCTGATCTTTCTGGTGTTTGGTTAACTCTATCTGCAAGTAAACCTTGTTGTGAAATATCTAAATTGTTTATATCAGTTGTAACCATTTCAGGTTTACCTGATTTGTCAACTTGTAATGTGTATAGCTGACTTGTTTCGTATCCTGACTTACCTGCGTCTGCTTCTGCTTGTTGAACAACAGCATTGTTAATTTGCATTTCTTTTTCATATGTAGAAAGAACATCACGTAATGTATTTGTACTTCCTTCTTCTGCTGGTAAATCAAGTATTTCTTTGAATTCTTGTGAGTCAACAATTTGTTTCATCTTGACTCTGTATAAATGTGGATACCAAGTCTGTGTAAATCCTTCTGCCGCTCTGTTTACATCTTCAACTACGTAAAAACGTTTTAGTGCTACTTGGTAATCATTAAGAGCATACTCGTCTTTTAAGTGTGGTAGCTCTATTACGTCACCTGGCATAATCTTACGTCCGAGTGTTTTTACACTATAGTTGATAGGTATTGTCATAAACAATACATCATTCTGTAGGAACAATCCAAATTGACTCATATCAAAGTCAATATCTGCAACGTTGTAAATACCACGTATTACATAAATGTCTGGATCATACTTTCTATCCCTGTTTTCAAGGAATAGCATATCTTGTATATTAGTTTCCTTAACAGCATTATACCTAGGTTGAGCCGGTGTCGCATCGGCTTCATCAGGATTAACTGGTCCTAAATACTTGTGGACAAATACGTCTGTACCACCTATAGTGAACATCTCCTGGATGGTCTTATCTAGGAAATCGTAATCTTTGCCCTTTTCGGGTTTGTATAAACTGAGTCTTGGCATAACATTAGTATTTATCGAACGTATAAATACATATGGAGACGAAAGATTATGGCAGATTTGACAACACAGAAACAAGAAGTATTTGATTACATTAACCTAAGTTTAGGCGGTGGTATGGTGGACGTAGAGCTGGATCCAGCACACTACGAAACAGCATTGAAAAAATCACTATCAAAATTTAGACAAAGATCAGATAATTCTGTAGAAGAGTCGTATATATTCCTTCCTACAATCATTGATCAGAATACATACATTTTACCTCAAGAAGTAGTTGAAGTAAGAAAAATATTCCGTAGATCAATTGGTTCTAGATCAGGTGGAGGAGATGGTGGTACATTGTTTGAACCATTCAACCTGGCATACACAAACACATATCTTTTAGCAAGTACTAACATGGGTGGATTAGCAACTTATGATATGTTCAGTCAGTACCAAGAATTGGTAGGAAGAATGTTTGGTTCATTTATTGAATTCAAATGGAACACTACTACAAAAGAACTTATGGTACTACAACGCCCTAGAGCAGAAGAAGAATTACTACTTTACTGCTACAACTATAGACCAGATTCAGAATTATTAAAAGATTACCTAGCCCAACAGTGGATCAAAGATTATGCACTCGCTACTTGTAAGTATATGCTTGGAGAAGCAAGAAGCAAATTTGCCACTATAGCAGGACCACAGGGTGGATCAACACTAAACGGTGATGCACTTAAGAATGAAGCCATTGCTGAAATGGAAAAACTTGATACTGAGCTTCAGACTCAGATTGCAGGTGGTGTTGGCTACGGTTTCACAATTGGCTAATAACTGCTTGACTTTTAGATAAATCTATAGTAACATACATATATTAATACTTAAAGAAAGGAAACTTCTATGATCGTAGGAATCTGCGGACTTATTGGATCGGGCAAAGATACTATTGCTGATTATTTGATTAGAAAACATGATTTTGAAAAGATCAGCTTTGCTGACAAACTTAAAGACTCTGTGAGTGTTATGTTTGATTGGGACCGTGAGCTACTAGATGGCAAAACCGATGAAAGCAGAGCATGGAGAGAAGAAGTTGACGAGTATTGGTCAAAAGAAACTGGTGAAACAATTACACCTAGGCTAGTATTACAACTGTTTGGTACCGAATGTATGCGTGATGGATTTTACGATGGTATATGGGTAAGCCTAACAAAGAAGAAAATACTAGACAATCCCGGCAAGAACTTTGTTATACCAGATGTACGTTTCCCTAATGAAGCTAAAATGCTATATGAGATCAAAGGTCAAGTATGGCGTGTAAAACGTGGTGATGATCCGCAATGGTTTGTAGACTACAGGGACTATGGAACAGAGCCTAAAGAAGTACACCCTAGTGAATGGGCTTGGGCACAAACTAAATTTACACAGATTATTGAGAATAACAAGACCGTTAACGATCTTACAGATCAGGTACGAGATCTCCTTGTTTCCACTTAAACCCTTCCTTATATATAATTTTACTACAATTAGCACACACGGTCTTTAGATTACTAAACCTGATGTTGTTCATGTCACCGTCTACATAGTAGACTGAAAATTGTTCCTTGTGTTTGCTTTTATACCCACACTTGTCACACTCGTTCTTTTTAGTATAGCCTGACTGTTTGTACTTGGAATATGCGGTACGTGGCTTGCCATGCCTAACACATGACTCACACTTGCTTCGATAGAAAGGTTTGCCCTTCTTGTAGTAGTTGATTGCTACAGGTTTCTGTCCACATTCACATAAAGGTCTCATATATGTATTTACCTGCCCTTTTTGATCCCTTTTTCACCGTAGTTATACCATAGGTTTATGCGTTTTGGTATAAATACTTGTAATATGCTAACAGGAGAACTAAAATGGCTTTAACATCACCAGGAGTACAGGTTTCCGTAATCGACGAAAGTTTTTACACGCCGGCGGAACCAGGAACAGTACCAATGATTTTCGTTGCGTCTGCACAGGATAAACAGAACGCATCAGGAACAGGTACAGCAACAGGAACACAAAGTAAAAATGCGGGAGTACCGTATTTGATTACTTCACAAAGAGAATTAACAGAATTGTTTGGAGATCCAACTTTCTATACAGATTCTAACAACAATGCGTTACATGGTAACGAGCTTAACGAATACGGATTACAAGCGGCTTACTCATACTTAGGAGTGGCAAATAGAGCTTACGTAGTTAGAGCAGATTTAAACACTACAGAGCTAATTGCAACTGCAACTGCTCCAGCGGCAAACCCAGCAGACGGAACATACTGGTTTGATACTGCTAATAGTGTATTTGGAATCTTTGAATGGAATAGTGCTTCAGCATCGACAACTGGTGGTCAGAGCTTTAGCAATAAACTTCCAACAGTAATTACAGATGCAACTAAGGTAACAGGCGGAACACCTAAAACTTCTGTTGGCGCAGTAGGTGACTATGCCATTGTTGCAACTACAACTTTAAATAAATTCTTCTACAAAAACGCAAGTGGTACTTGGGTACAAGTAGGTTCAAGTGCATGGATTAGTTCATGGGCAACTGTAACAGGAACTGAAAGCAATCCAACTATTAGTAATGGTGCTACAATGAGCTTAAACGGTTCTGTTGTAACTTCAGGCGGTACTGCACTTTCAGATGTAGTAACAGGAATTACAGCGGCTGGTATTGCTGGTGTAACTTCAGCAGTAGTAGATGGTAAATTAGAAATTTATTCAACTGGTGCAGATATTGTATTGGCGGCAAATGCTTCTACACTATTAGCAGAGATTGGTTTAACAGCAGGTACTTTCAAAGCACCAGCATTAACTATTGCTCCGCACACATCAGTTCCAGAATACAAGTCAACAGACACAGCTCCAAAACCAACAGGTTCTTTATGGATTAAAACTACAGAACCTAACTTGGGTGCTAAATGGTCAGTTAAGAAATGGAACAACACAACTCAATTATGGGAAACAGCGGCGGCTCCAATTTACTCAACTAACCAAGCGGCGTTATACGGTTTAGATAAAACTGGTGGCGGTGCTAACTTGGCAGTAGGTGCTCTTTACATTAACTATAATAATGCAGAGGACACTATAGTAGGTGACTTTAAAATTCACAGACGTGTGGCAACAGGTGCAACATCAATTACTTCAAGTATTGTTGCGGCACAGGTTACAGCAGGAACATACGCATTTAACATTCAAGAAACTTTAGTTAATAACGCGGCTTTACAAGCTGACAAAACTATTAGTGTAACAACTACTGGTGCGTCAAGTGATGCTGATGTTATTGCAGGTGCTATTAATAGTGCAGGTTTTGTAAATGTAGGTGCAAGTGTTGATGCAAGTAACAGAGTTGTTATTTCACACAATGACGGTGGTGACTTTAGAATTAAAGACACTGGAGGCGTATTAGCATTAGCAGGATTTAGTGCTTATGTTGATGCAAACTCAGGTACACCAAACTTATACACAGCACCAACAGGTGATAGTACACATGACTTTGTTGCAAGTAACTGGCAGGTATTAACTTATACTGCAAGTGCAACAGCAGTAACGGCTTTAACAGCTGATAAAACTTTATGGTACAGTTCAGTTGTTGATGAAGTAGACATGATGATACACAATGGAACTACTTGGGTAGGTTATCAAGATTCAACTGCTCCGTACTTTGCGGCGGCGGCTGGTGATAAAACAGATCCAAAAGGTCCAATCGTAAGTGCTACTGAGCCAACTTTACAGTCAGACAGTACTGCACTTAAAAATGGTGACTTATGGATTTCAACAGCAGACTTAGAAAACTATCCTAAGATTTACAAGTACAACGCAACTACTTTAAAGTGGGTACTTGTTGATAACGGTGATCAAACTACTGAAGATGGTATTTTATTTGCTGATGCAAGATACAACACAGCAGGTGCAAACAGTTCAACAGCAGGTTCAATTGAAGCACTTTTAAGTTCAAACTTCTTAGACACAGACGCTCCAGATCCAGCACTATATCCAAAAGGTATGTTGCTTTGGAACTTAAGACGTTCTGGATTTAATGTTAAGAAATTTGTTAGAAACCAAGTTGACACATCAGGCAACAACCTAAGATTTGGTAGTGGCGCAGGTGAGTCAATGGCAGGTTACTATGCTCATAGATGGGTAACTGAGTCAGCTAACCAGGCAAACGGTTCAGGTTCATTTGGTAGAAAAGCTCAACGTAAAGTTGTTATACAATCATTACAAGCAATGGTTAACAGCAACCAAGACATTAGAGACGATCAATCAAGAATCTTTAACTTAATGGCTTGCCCAGGTTACTCAGAGTTAATTGGTGAAATGGTTACACTAAACACAGACAGAGGCTTAACAGCATTTGTTGTTGGTGACTTACCATTTAGATTAACTGCTGATGCTACAACAATTAACAACTATGCAACTAACGTAAACCTTGCAGTTGAAGATAACGATGATGGATTAGTAACAAGTGATGAGTATATGGGAACTTTTTATCCTAGCTTATTCACAAGTGATAATGCAGGTAAAAACATTGTTGTTCCAGCATCACATGGTATACTTAGAACAATAGCATTAAGTGATAGTGTTTCATTTCCATGGTTTGCTCCAGCAGGAACAAGACGTGGTGGAATTACTAACGCCTCAAGTGCAGGATACATTGATGCAGAAGGTGAATTTAAAGCAGTTGCTTTAAATACTGGACAACGTGATACATTGTACAGCAATAAAATTAACCCGATAACATTCTTAACAGGTGCGGGACTTGTCAACTACGGTCAAAAAACTAGAGCCAAAAATGCTAGTGCGTTAGATAGAATTAACGTTGCTAGACTAGTAATTTACCTAAGAGGACAGTTAGATAAACTTGCTAAACCATATATCTTTGAGCCAAATGATAAAATCACAAGAGATGAAATCAAAGCTCAAGCAGATAGCTTAATGTTAGAACTAGTAGGTCAAAGAGCATTATATGACTTCTTAGTAGTGTGTGATGAATCAAACAACACACCTTCAAGAATTGATAGAAATGAGCTTTACTTGGATATAGCGATTGAGCCGGTGAAAGCAGTTGAGTTTATTTACATTCCGTTGAGACTCAAAAACACAGGTGAAATAGCACAACTATAAAAGGATAAATAGTTTAAACAGGAGATATTAACAATGGCAATTTCAACACTATCAAAAATTACAGTCCCATTAGATTCTAGTGCATCTAGTTCTAATCAGGGCTTGTTGATGCCCAAACTCCAGTATCGCTTTAGAGTGAGCCTGGAAAATTTTGGAGTTTCAACACCAACAACAGAACTAACAAAACAAGTTGTAGACGTAACTAGACCAAACGTAAGTTTCGAACAGATTACAGTTGATGTATACAACTCAAGAGTATACCTAGCAGGTAAACATACTTGGGAACCAATTACATTAAACTTAAGAGAAGATGTTTCAAACAACGTACAAAAACTAGTTGGTGAACAACTACAGAAACAATTTGATTTCTTTGAACAATCAAGTGCGGCTTCAGGTAGCGATTACAAATTCGTTACAAGAATCGAAATACTTGATGGTGGTAACGGAATCAATACAGCAAACGTTTTAGAAACATTTGAATTGTATGGTTGTTACTTAGAAAGTGCTAACTACAATACATTAGCATACGCAACTAACGATCCAGTAACTGTAGCATTAGCTATCAGATACGATAATGCAATACAAAGTCCACAAGGAACTGGCGTAGGTACAGCAGTAGGTAGAACTGTTAATACGTTAATTACAGGTGGTGGATCTACATAAGATCTATAATTAAGTAATATTTCCTGAATATTTAAAGGGGGCTCTTTTTATTAAGAGCTCCTTTTTTATTATCTGCGTACTTTATTTTTTAGATAAATATTAGTATGGCAAATAAATTAAACGGTTTTTTGGATAATGTAGTTAGTGGTGCTTTAAGCCCAAAAGGTAACCTTGGTGACTTTGCTCACGGTGCCAGACTATATGTAGATGACGCACACAGGTTATCTCCCAAACATAAATTTTTATATCACGTAAGTTTTAACTTGAATCCTGTTGCAGTGAAAATTATTCCGCAACTAGAAACAAGAGAAATTAATATGCTCGTAAAGAGTGTTGACTTACCTAAGTATTCTATTAGTACTACACTTAAACATCAGTACAATAAGAAAGCAAACTTACAAACAAGATTAGATTACGATCCAATTAATATAGTATTCCATGATGATAACTATGGACAGGTTACTGCTATGTGGGAAGCCTACTATCGTTATTATTACAAAGATGGTAACTATGCTTCATTAAACGGAAGTTCAGATCCTGTTACGACATCAGGTGCATATCAAAGATCAAATACATATCAAGCTGAAGGTAATCATTATAGATACGGACTAGACAACGACAGTCATTCACACTTCTTTGAAAGCATACAAATTTATCAACTACACAGACATAGATATACTTGTTTTACTTTAGTTAACCCTATCATTAGTGAATGGGGTCACGATACAATGGAAAACAGTTCAAGTGATCCTGTGCAGAACACTATGCAGGTACAATATGAAACTGTATGGTATGCAAGAGGCGGAGTTGAAGAAGGAGCTTCACCTAAGTCATTTGGAGCGGCAAGTGGACACTATGATAAGATGCCATCACCTAATTCATTAGCAGGTGGCGGTGCGGCTAACTTGTTTGGCCAAGGTGGTATAGCCGCAGGGGCGGCAGATGTGTTTGGAGACATTACAAGTGGACAAGCATTTAGTTCTCCAGCAAGTTTCTTAGGTACAGTTTTAAAAACTGGAAGTGTTATAGGTAACGCAAAACAATTAAGTAAAGAAGGATTGCGTGAAGAAGGCTTTGGTATATTAAAAGATCAAATAGGTAAGGCAGGAGGCATTGACGTAAGTGGTGTTGCCAACACAGCATTTCCTAAAGGAATAAGTGCAGGCAACTTTGATGTTACTACAGCAGTTGCAGGTATGGCGGCAGGTGCGGCAGTGGTAAGTCAACTTAAAGGTGGATCATTAAGTAGTGTAACGTCTTTAGTTAGTAGCAATCCAGGTATACTAGACAGCATTACTAAAGCAGAAGGATTTAAAAAGGCACACCTAGCTTCAGGTGGTGATGCAACTCCAGATGCAATTTCAAGTGCATGGAATAGTGCCACTTCATCAGCCAAGGAGGCCTACAATGCGGTAACTAAAGGTAACTTGAATTCAATATCTAATAAGAATACATACAATATTAAAGACGGAGGCACTTATACATAATGCCAAACATTCCAGCAAAGAAATTAGGAACTACAGAAAAAGTTAAAAAGTTTTTTAGCGAATATTACTCAGCACCTTTAGAATTTCCTTCAAACGAAGTTGATGCTGTAGTAGGTTTTTTTGAAACAAGAGGCTTTGAAAGATTATCTGCACAAACAATAGGTGCAGTACTAATGAGACAAGCAAAGATAGACGACATAAAAGTTTTTGAATTGCTTGACACACTAAAAGGTTTCGATGAAATACAACTGTCGTCAGTAGTAACAGAAACATTAAATTACAATAGACAAAAAATTAGTTCACTAGGCTACAAAGTAGACCAATCACAAAATAAATTAGAAACTAGAAACATACTGGTATAAGCTCATGGCAAGTAAGTTTGCACAAGGTAGATACAGCATGAAGCACCCAGACAAGTACTTGGGTAACAAGACTCCTTTGTATAGATCAAGTTGGGAATTTGCTTTTATGAAGTTCTGTGATGAGTCACCTAGTGTAAGCAAGTGGGCAAGTGAGGCAGTAAAGATTCCTTACAAAAATCCTTTAACAGGTAAGATGACTGTTTACGTTCCAGATTTTATGATACAGTATACAGATGCAAAAGGTAAACAACACGCAGAGCTTATAGAAGTTAAACCTGAAAATCAAATGAAGTTAAAGGAAGTAGGTAGAGATAAATTTAGACAGGCACAGTACGTACAGAATGTTGCAAAGTGGGAAGCCGCCAGACATTGGTGTAAGAATAAAAAGATCTTTTTCAGAGTAATTACAGAAAAAGATATCTTCCATCAGGGGAAGAGAAAATGAGGGTAAATGATAATCCACGCATTCGTGTTAGTTGTAGTTTTGGGAACAGGAGACGATCGTAGGGAACAACCAAATCCAATGTACTTTAGAAGTATAGATGTATGTCAGTATTATGCTCGACGCATACCTAGACAATACGGAAATTACGGTAATAAACATTTGGTTCCTGCAAAAGATCGTATAACTGCATACTGCAAACCAACAAGTGTTGACGATTCAAAGACGTTAGTTTACGATCATTAAATGGACTAAATAATAGTAGCATATAATGGATTTAAAAATATGACCAAAAAATTAGAAGAACTACTTAACTTACCTGAAAGCCAGGATATAATAAAGGCTGATAAGGAAAAGGCTGACTCCAAGGAGAAAGCAGTAGTTGAGCAAAAAGAAGACTTCCGTGAAATAGCTGAACTAGATAAAATTAGTGCGGCACTACCACAAGTTAAGGGTCTGGGTGAACTAGCTGACAAAGAGCTAAACGAAGTAGCAGACAAGGCCATGACTGCATATGATGATCTTATGGATTTGGGTATGAACGTAGAATCACGTTATAGTGGTCGTGTATTTGAGGTTGCAGGACAGATGCTTAAAACTAATTTAGACGCCAAAACTGTAAAGCTACAGAACAAACTTAAGATGGTTGAACTGCAATTAAAGAAAGAAAAGCAGGATAAAGAAGGTGGAATTGATGGCGAGTCACTTGTAAATGGCGAAGGATACGTAGTAACTGACCGTAACTCTTTGCTTGATAAATTGAAAAACATGGATAAATAAACATATAAGGAAATACAATGAAGAACTTTGAAACATATCTAACTGAAGCAAAAAAGACTTATAAGTTTAAGTTTGGTATTGCTGGGGACTTACCAGAAGGTTTTACAGACAGTTGCGAAAGCTGTATGCAAAAATTTGGCCTTGTTAACATGACGCCACCTAAGAAGACTCCAATTCAAGAACGTCCATTAGACTTTCCTAAATTACAAAATGTAGAGACTCACTACTTTGAAGTGGAATTGTCATATCCAACTACTGCACAAATACTAGGTGAATATATTTCACAAGTAACAGGAGTTGATCCAGCTTATATTTGTTTACGTGATGCAGAAGCACCACAAGAAGAATACCAAGACAAAGATTACAAACAAATTTACGAGCCTAAGTTAGGTTCAGAGATGGAATCAGCTGATCCAGATGCACAAAAACAAGTAGCAGGTAATAGAGTGATGGACTTACTTAAAGAGCTTGAAGCTACTAGAAAAGATCGTGCAAACGATCCAAGTGTAGCAAGTGAGCCAGATAAAGAACAAAAACACGACATGGGTGAAGTTAGTACAACTAGTCCAGTAGGGAGCAAATAATGAAAGCAAAAGATATTTACAAAAAAATTGATTCATTAAATGAAGCTGTAAACATGAGCATTTCGATGTCAGGTGAAACTGCTGATGACGTAGCAACATTAATGAAGATGGTAAAGGACGCAGGCGGTAAGCCAGAGATAATGGCGCCTATGCCGAAACTGTCACCAAGAGATGACATAGAAAAAAGTTTAAAGGTAATGGATTTACCTATGCCACCAAAAGATGGTCCAGAGATGGGCGACATGGAGCCAGGTTGCGAAGATGAAGTAGCACAAGAAGGCGAAGGCGAATGGGACAATTCACCAGATGAGCAACACCAAGACACAGCTTATATGCAAAATGATTTAGCAGGTGGATTAAACAGACAGAAAAAATCTTATCCAAAAGTTGCAGGCGGAGATAATCCAATGGCACTTGAAGATGAAATTAGAGCTGAGCTACACGCAAAACTTTCAGAAGTAATGAAAGAAGATAAAGAAGCTAAATTTGACGAAGCTGGTTGTGGAAAGAAAATGAAAAAACTTAACGCAAGTGGCTGTACAAAAAACGAAATGAAGAAAAAAATAACTGCTGAGTATGGTTGCGATAGTAAGAAGTTTGAAAAACTATACGCAAGTCATTGCGGTTAATTAACTAATTTCCTCCCAATTAGTAAAACCAAATAGCGTCTTCGGACGCTATTTTCACCTATAAATACTAGTATGGCAACTACAAAAAGTCTAGACGGTGTTCTAACTAAAAAAGCACACCAACGTGAAAAGTTTAATGAAGCAGGAATTGAGGAACTAAAGAAATGTATAGATCCTGATACAGGGTATCTATATTTTTGTCAAAAGTTTTTTCATATACAACATCCTGTTGACGGAAAGGTTATGTTTGATCCTTTTCAGTATCAAGAACGTTTACTAGAAAGTTATCACAATCACAGATTTAATATTAATATGTTGCCAAGACAAAGTGGCAAGACAACTACTGCCGCGGCATACTTGTTATGGTATGCTATGTTTCATCCAGATCAAACAATACTAATTGCCGCACACAAATACACAGGTGCTCAAGAGATCATGCAACGTATTAGATACGGATATGAATTATGTCCTGATAGCATTAGGGCAGGTGTAACAAACTACAACAAAGGTTCAATGGAATTTGAGAATGGTAGTAGAATAGTTAGTGCTACTACAACAGGTAACACAGGAAGAGGTATGTCAATATCTTTACTATACTGTGATGAGTTTGCATTTGTTAATCCAAGTATTGCAGATGAATTTTGGACTTCGATATCTCCAACACTAGCAACAGGTGGTCGTGCAATTATCACAAGCACACCTAACTCAGATGAAGATACGTTTGCTATCATATGGAAAGAATCACAAAACAAGTTTGATGAAAGTGGCAACGAAAGTTTAATAGGTACTAACGGCTTTCATGGCTTTACTGCTAAATGGGACGAACATCCTGATAGAGATGAAGACTGGGCTAAAGTAGAAGTAGGTAGAATTGGTGAAGAAAGATTTAGACGTGAGTATGGTTGTGAATTCTTAGTTTATGACGAAACACTTATTAACAGTATTAAACTTTCTAGTTTAGAAGGTACCGAGCCTACAATGAATATGGGGCAAACACGTTGGTATGGTAAGCCAGAAGGTAATAGCACTTATGTTGTTGCACTAGATCCTGCTATGGGAACAGGTGGCGACTTTGCCGCTATTGAAGTATTTGAATTGCCAACATATAAACAAGTTGCTGAATGGCGACACAACACTACACCAATACCTGCACAGATAAGAATATTAAAAGACATTTGTAATTATATAAAAGAATGCTGTCAAAATGATGGACAAAACATCTATTGGTCAGTAGAAAACAACAGCATCGGAGAAGGTGCATTGATAGTTATTAGAGACATGGGCGAAGAGAATATACCAGGTATGTGTGTATCAGAACCCATTAGAAAAGGTCATGTACGTAAGTTTAGAAAAGGATTTAACACTACACATAGCACAAAGATAAGTGCTTGTACTAGATTAAAAAACATGGTTGAAAACGACAAGCTAACAATAAACAGCAAAGTATTAATAAGTGAACTTAAGGCTTTTGTTGCTAGTGGTAGTAGTTTTAAAGCAAAACCAGGTGAAACAGACGATCTAGTGAGTGCTTGTTTACTGAGTATGCGTATCATGGCAGTATTAAAAGATTGGGATCCTAGAGTGTATGAAACCTTCAATCAAGCGGATACAGGCGACGATGCAACACCGCCCATGCCTATATTTGTTTCAACAAACATAAGATAAATAGTTATATGAGCAATATGAACAATATATCAGATCAGCTATTTGCTAAGATTAGAGGCAGATTTCCATCAGTTACAATCGGTGACGAAAACGGAGTTGTAACAGACGAGCCTAAGTTAGCACGTTATTTTGACTTTGACTACAAAGTAGGCGAAGATTCATTAGGTAAAGTAAGTGTGTCACTTACTGAAAAAGAAGTTGCTGTAACATACAACAACACTTTTGTAAGCGAACAGCCAGATAGCATCAAAGGACAGTGGTACGATTTTCTAAAAGAATTAAGATCGTTTTCCAAAAGAAATATGCTTAACTTTGATACACGTGATATAACAAAAAGTAATCTTGATAAAAGAGATTACTCACACTTAACTAAACAGAACGATACTGCCGGAGACAAAACAATGAGTGAATCAAAAATGTACGGCACTAGTAGAACAAGTTACGAAGATGTAGACAAAGCTAGGCTAGTACTTAAACATACACAACCAGTTAACCAAGAGTTACCTGGAGCAAGAACACAACACGTACACAGCATTTATATTGAAAGTGACAGTGGCGAAAGATTTAAATATCCATTTAGACACTTGAATGGTGCAAGAGCTTTAGCTAGACACGTAAGCGAAGGCGGAAATTTATATGATGACTTTGGTAAACATATCGTTTCACTCAGCGAAGAATTATCAAAGCTACGTCAATTTAAAACTTACATGAATCGTTCAGCTGTAATGGCAGAAGGTTTATCAGGTTACATGGATCTAGTTAACGAAAGACTAGACACAATTAAAACTGAAGTATTGAAATTGCAACGTGCAGGACATTACGCAGAAACAGTTAAAGATTTTAAACCAGCTGTGATGGAAGAAGTTCCAGAAGAATTACAAAACAGTTGGATTGACGAACTAACTATTAGAACTTTTAACGAAGAACTAAAAAGTGTATTCCCATACATTAACAAGTTAGTAAGTGAAAAGAATAAAATTGAAGAAGTAGGTCCAAGTGATATGGGCATGAACAAATACGGTTTGTCAGCAGTACACAAGGGCGGAAAATTTTATTCTTACAGAGATGGAAAAGAAACAGGTGGACCATTTGATTCAATGGAAGAACTTGCAAAACATCAAGAAGAATTAATTCAAGACGAAGCTATGGGACACGAAGGTGGATCAGAAGCACACGCACACAAGATTGATATCGATGGTGACTATGATGAAGACAGAGGCATTAGCGAAAAAGATTGTGAAGAAATGGAATATGCTTGTGGAAAAGCTGGTATCAAATGTAAATGCGAGCCAGATGAAATGAGCCAAGGTGGAGTTATTGTACACACAATGGCACCACGTGATGCAGTAATAGATGCTTTGGACAAAGAAGGTTATTCTGTCAATGAGGACAGCGACCTACATCCAGAAGCAGAATTCGAAAATGAATTATCCATGATAGTGGGAGAGACAGAAGATGCTTTAATTAACGGTGAAGGTAAAGACCAAGAAGCCGCAATTAAAAAACTAAATGGCTTAATGGCACAGCATTTCCCGGCTGGTGTTAATGGTAACAATGCTGTTCAAAGTTTGAAGGGCATCATAGATGACCCGATGCTACTCGATATGTTTAAGAAAGTAGGACAAAAAGATGCAGACCAGTGCATAAGACCTTTAGTAGTAAAATACGTAAAAGCGAAAGCACCTACTATTTCATCTAAAATTGATTCAGGTGATATGGAAGCTCCTACAGAAGAGTCAATGGACTTGAAAGACAAGGAAGATTACAAAGCAAAGAAAAAAGCATTACAAGATATCCAAATGGATCCAAACACGCACAAAGACGAAAAGTTAAAGAAAGAACTTATGCGTAAGAAAGCAGATTTGGACTCAGCGGCAAAAGACAAAGGCTACAAGGAAGATGATGACACTATTGATGTTAAAATTGGACCAGATGGTAGTCTTGAAAAAGATGACAAAGCGATGAACAAAGAAGACGATAGAACACCAGGTGAGAAGTTAGAAGAATTGGTTAAGTCACATTACGACTACACTTCTAATTCATTTCCAAAAGGTGAAACTGCTATCGTAACTGCTTGTGAAAAAGAGTTTGGCGATAAGGCAATACCATTTGCTGTTAAAATGATCGAAAGACTTAAAGGCGGTAAAGATCGCGAGATGGAAAGAATTAAACACCTAGCAGGTGTATAAGAATTTATAAAGCCACTTTTTTGGCATCATAAAGGTTGACTTTATAAGTAAGTTTGTGTATTATAGTAAATGTACTGCACAATCAAGGCAATACAACAACAAGCAACGAAGGCTTAAAAATTATAGGAGGCTTATATTATGGCTACATTAGCAGAAATTCGTGCAAAACTAAAAGAACAGGAAACCCGCTCATCGGGTCAATCCACAGGCGGCGACAACGCCATTTACCCATTTTGGAACTTAAAGGAAGGCGAAACATCAACTGTTCGTTTCTTACCTGACGGTGACGAAAACAATACATTTTTCTGGCAAGAACGTTTGATGATCAAACTTCCATTTGCTGGAATCAAAGGTGAGACAGACTCTCGCCCTGTACAGGTACAAGTACCTTGTATGGAAATGTATGGGGAAACCTGCCCAGTACTTTCAGAAGTACGTGGTTGGTTTAAAGACAAGAACTTAGAAGACATGGGACGTAAGTATTGGAAAAAACGTTCATATGTATTCCAAGGCTTTGTTACAGACAATCCTTTAAAAGAGGATACAACTCCAGCAAATCCAATTAGACGTTTCATAATTGGTCCACAAATATTCCAAATTATTAAAGGAGCATTAATGGATCCGGATATGAACGAACTACCTACTGATTATACAGCAGGTGTAGACTTTAGGATTGCTAAAACATCAAAAGGTGGTTATGCAGACTACTCAACATCAAATTGGGCTCGTAGAGAGAGACCATTAGATGAAGCAGAGTACAAAGCTATTGAAGATAGCGGTTTGTTTAATCTAAGTGATTACTTGCCTAAGAAACCAGATGAGGTTCAAGTTGGCGTAATTAAAAAGATGTTTGAAGCATCAGTTGACGGTGAAGCATACGACATGGAACAGTTTGGTCAATACTTTAGACCAGCAGGCGTAAGTGCAAGAACAGGTGATCCTGTAAAAGCAAGTACTCCAACTCCAGCGGCGGCTCCAGCACAGGCGGCACCAGTAGTAGAAGCTACTGCAACGGCTCCAGTGACACCAGCGGCAACTACTGAGTCAGCAACTGCACCAGCAGACAATAATAAAGCGGAAGACATTCTTGCAATGATCCGCAACAGACAACAGTAATTATATTAGGGGTGTGTTGTAACAGGCACACCCCAAGTATATGGATTAAGGAGATATAATGGCTAATAAAGCATTTGACGTTTCTAAGTTTCGAAAAAACTTAACAAAATCTATCACAGGCATGAGTAGTGGATTTAACGATCCGACTGATTGGATTTCGACAGGTAACTATGCCTTAAACTATCTTATTAGTGGCGACTTTAACAAAGGTGTTCCGCTAGGTAAGGTAACTGTTTTTGCAGGAGAATCTGGTGCAGGTAAAAGTTATATCTGTGCAGGTAACATTGTAAAGGCGGCACAGGATCAAGGTATCTTTGTAGTATTAATTGACTCAGAGAATGCACTTGATGAAGCTTGGTTACAAGCACTTGACGTAGACACTACGCCAGAGAAACTACTTAAACTAAACATGAGTATGATTGACGATGTTGCTAAAACTATTAGTACATTCATGTCAGAATACAGAGAAATGACAGACGAAGACCGACCTAAGGTGTTGTTTGTTATTGATAGTTTGGGTATGTTACTAACACCTACAGATGTTGATCAGTTTAATAAAGGTGATATGAAGGGTGATATGGGTCGTAAGCCTAAGGCATTGACTTCACTTGTTCGTAACACAGTTAATATGATTGGTGCACACAACGTAGGACTAGTATGTACTAACCACACTTACGCATCACAAGATATGTTTGATCCAGATGATAAAATATCAGGTGGACAAGGATTTATCTATGCAAGTTCTATTGTAGTAGCAATGAAGAAATTGAAACTAAAAGAGGACGAAGATGGTAAGAAAGTAACAGATGTACGTGGTATTAGAGCGGGTTGTAAGGTCATGAAGACTAGATATGCAAAACCGTTTGAAGGCGTACAAGTTAAGATTCCTTATGAAACAGGTATGAATCCATACAGTGGATTGGTTGACTTGTTTGAGAAAAAAGGACTGTTAACTCAACAAGGTAATAGACTTAAATACGTGGACAGTAAAGGTAAGGAAAACTTAGAATATCGAAAAGACTGGTCGGGTGATAAACTAGACATAATTATGAGTGACTTCGATAAGTTATCCACAGAGCCAACTGTCGAAGAGGAAACTATTAACCCTGAGGAGTAAACTGATATGGATGGTACACAGATAGTAGAGACTTGGCAAGTATTTAAAGAGTATTTGGACAAAAAGCATATTGAAACTGTAGCAGAAAAGTTTGTAGATTTATGTGCAGACTTTGGTACAGAAGATGAAGCATTTAGAGATGCTTTAGGTTCAGATGGTGACCTTGACCAAGCTATTGGGTATTATTTAGAAGAAGACGTAGACGACTTAGAAGACAACTACAACGATGTTGACGAGGATTATTAATGGGTTGGTATTCTGATATTGCAAAAGACGTAGGTAAGATACCTGACGCTATACAATACTTTGAAGATGAATTGGCTGAAGCAAAAGGTCAAATTCGTATTAAGGGTAACGTAGAACGTGCGGCGGCAGAGATGCCAGGTCTTGTTGAACAACGTTTCAATCAACTACAAGAGCTTGAAGCAATTTTAGAATATCTAAACATTGAGCTTCGAAGACTTCGTAGTAGTTTCTTTAAGAAGTATTTAGAGAATTATGCACGAGCATTATCTAGCAGAGACGTTGAAAAATATGTAGACGGCGAAGCTGATGTTGTTGATTATGAAAAAATAATTAACGAGTTTGCATTAATGCGTAATAAATGGTTAGGCGTAACAAAGGCACTAGATCAAAAACAATGGCAACTTACTAACATAGTTAAGTTAAGGGTTGCAGGAATGGAAGACGCAAGTCTGTAAGTTCCAGATTAACATAACAAGGAAATAAAACTTTATGAAGATGAGTGAAACTCAACCAACTAACATTGCCAAACAATATGGTGGTAACGTTAGAGAAACTGTAAACCATGCGGAAAGAACTGACTTACCTGGTGCACGACAATCAATTCAGAAATGGGATATGATTCCATCTGCAGATTTTGTACAAAGGGTAGCTGGAGAGTTTGTTAGACAAACATCAGATGATCTTTTCAAAGGTAAGAAAGTTGTTGTGTTCAGTTTACCGGGTGCGTTTACACCTACTTGTTCAGAACAGCAATTACCTGCATACGAAGAAATGTATGACAGGTTTAAACAAGCTGGAGTAGACGAGGTGTATTGTGTATCAGTAAATGATGGTTTTGTAATGAATGCTTGGGCTAAAGAACTAGGCGTTGAAAAAGTAAAACTATTAGCTGACGGTAATGCCGACTTCACTGATTCAATGGGTATGCTTTGTACTAAAAGAGCAAAAGGTTTTGCTAATAGAAGTTGGAGATATTCGTTGTATGCAGTTAATGGAATCGTTCAAGAAGCATTTATTGAACCTGGATTTAATCACAAAGATGAGGACGACGATCCTTACACTTGTACAGATCCAGAGACAATGATCCAAATCATAGAAGCAGACGCCAGGTAATATCTAAATACTACTATGAAAGTAGTATTGGTCACCGGCGGCTTTGATCCGTTACATTCAGGACACATTTCTTATTTTAAAGAAGCGAAGAAGCTCGGCGACAAACTAGTAGTCGGGCTTAATAGCGACGAATGGCTTACACGTAAGAAAGGACAACCTTTCATGCCAATCAAAGAACGTGTAGAAATAATCAGAAACTTAAAAATGGTAGATGACGTTCTTACTTGGGACGACAGTGATGATTCTGCCTCTGGTGCAATATTTAAACTAATGGCTACATCAGGGTATGGACACGATGTAATATTTGCTAATGGTGGAGATAGAACAGATAAGAACATACCTGAAATGTCTACTTGGCACGATAAGGTTGAATTTGTTTTCGGCGTTGGTGGTACTGATAAGAAGAATTCTAGCAGTTGGATTTTGCAAGAGTATAAATACCCTAAAACAACAAGACAATGGGGGTACTACAGAGTGCTACACGAAGACGGCCCTACAACTAAAGTCAAAGAATTAACTGTTGACCCAGGCAAAAGATTATCAATGCAACGCCATCAAAAACGTGCCGAGTATTGGTTAGTAACAGAAGGTACTGCAACAGTTTATACAATTAACAGAACTTCAACAGATTTTGAAATACAAGGTGTATACGAAAAACATCAGTCCTTAAGAATTGATGAAGGTGATTGGCATCAGTTAGCAAATGAAACAGACAAGCCAGTTAAGATTGTAGAAATACAATATGGTGAGAACTGTGTTGAAGAAGACATAGAAAGAAAGTAATGGAGTTTGAAACTTTTAAAAATCCTACACAGGACGTTAAAGACGCGGTTTTAAAATCTGCAGACTACAGTATGACTAGCGGAAGACGTTTGGCGCATACATACGTAACTGTGCAAGAGCTAGACGCCAATAACATTGAGGGTGACATAGTAGAATGTGGTGTATGGAAAGGTGGACAAATCATTAGTGCCTACCTTGCAAACACACAAACTAAAAGAAAGTTTTGGTTGTTTGATACGTTTGAAGGAATGACACAACCAACAGAACACGATTTTAGATTACAAGCAGACGGAGTTACTAGAGGCTATGCCAAGGACAGTGGCAAAGCAAAACGTGGTTTCGACCAATGGTGTAGATCAGAAATACAAGAAGTGCAACAGAATTTATCAAAGTTTAATATGCCAATGGAACAAACAACATTTGTTAAAGGCGACATAGTACAAACACTAAACGATCCAAGCAACGTACCAAATAAGATTGCATTGTTAAGACTAGATACAGATTGGTATGAGTCAACATTAAAAGAATTACAAGTGCTTTGGCCTAAATTGGTTGTAGGCGGATACATGGTACTAGACGATTATGGAAGTTGGCAAGGCAGTAAAAAAGCCTTTCATGAGGTGTTTGGAGATAGTCTCGAGATACATAATATTGACGGTAAAGCTGTTTATATTAAGAAAGATAAAGAATGAGTAATAAAGTATTTGTCGGATATGACACAAGAGAAGATATAGCATACCAAGTATGCGAACACAGTATCTTACAGCATAACAAAGATGCAGAAGTCATTCCTTTAGTACAAAAGGATATGAGAGATACCAAGTTGTATTGGAGAGGTGAAGATAAACTTGCAAGTACAGAGTTTACGTTTACACGTTTTCTTATTCCTCATCTTTGTGATTACAAAGGCTGGGCATTGTTTGTTGACAGCGACATTATCTTTTTAGAAGACGTAGACAACTTATTTGCATTAGCAGATGACAGCAAGGCTGTTATGTGTGTACATCATGACTACACACCTAAACCAGGAACTAAGATGGACGGACAAGTACAAACGCAATACCCAAGAAAGAATTGGTCAAGTGTAGTATTATGGAACTGCGGACATCCTAGTAATCAAAAAATTACAGTAGACATGGTTAACAATCCCAACTACGATGGAAAATATTTTCATAGATTTAGTTGGTTAGATGATAGTGAAATTGGTGAGATACCTAAGGACTGGAACTATCTAGTTGGTTGGTATACAGACGGAACCCCAAGAGCATTACACTACACGGAAGGTGGACCATGGTTTAAAAATTATAGAAATTGCGATTACCACCAGGAATGGAAGGACGTTCTTTCTAGCATGATGGAGAATAAGGATGAGTGAAACTCATGGAGAGTGGGATCCTAGGAACTTGACACCAGAGATGAAAGAATTAGTTGATTCAATATTATACGGAGTAGCAATAGGTAGCAATAGACACGCCATTGAAGCTATACAAAAAGTATTTGACGACCAAGTAAAAAATCCTAAACTAATATGTATCGACAGCGGTATTAAAAAAGTAGAAAAGAAAGTTAAGGGCACCTTTGGTATTGTTGATTCCTTTGTTATGGGAATGGCATTAGGTAGTGGTGGAAAATATATTAGGGCAGATAACGTAGCAGACTATTGGGATCATCCTGCTCCTTTTCTTGTACGTGGATTAGGTAAACAAAAAATTATCAAAGAATGTATTGCACGTGGCAAAGACTTTTACTTTATGGACACAGGTTACTTAGGTAACAATCCTAGCCCACGTAATCCTAACGGTAAGAAAACTTATCATAGAATTGTAAAGAACGCATTACAAAATCTTCATATGCCAGACAGAGAAGAAAATCCAAATGCGTTTGGTGGAGAACGTTTTAAACAATTAGGAATAGGATTCAAAGAACACACCGCAGGTAGAAAAGTTTTAATTGTTCCACCAAGTGAAAAAGTAATGAAATACTTTGAAGAAGATTTAGAAGAATGGATCAAGAACACATTAATAGAAGTTAAGAAGCACACAAACAGACCAGTTGAAGTTCGTAAGAAGCCTAGCAGAGAAGCTCGTGTTAGTAGTAGCACAATGGAACAAGCATTGGAAGATGATGTACATTGTTTAGTTACATACAACAGTATAGCATCATTAGAAGCTATGGTATATGGCAAACCTGCAATAGTATTAGGGCCAAACTGTGCTGGAGACATTGCCGAAGATAGTTTACATAGAATTGAATTTGTAAAACACCCAGGAAGAAAAAACTTAACTTACCTTTGTAGATACCTAAGTAATAATCAGTTTACATACGAAGAGATGTTAAATGGGTATGCTTGGAGGAAATTAACGTGCGAGTAGTAGGATACACAAAAGTTATACCACCCGGAAAAGCATTAAAGCCGAACAAAGAAAATCACAAACTTGATATTATTAAAAATTTTATTGAGGGTGTGCGTATGGCAGGTGATACGGGATTGGTATACAACGGATTTGAAATGATGGATTGTGATGTTGCAATCATGCAAGGCTTTGTACATGACAGAAGTGCTCATGTACCACACATTAACTTGCGGAGAAACATTACAATGAACACACGTAACAAAGCATTTATTACCGCAGACAGTAATCTTTTTTTATATAAAGCAAAGCAAAACGCACCCTTTCATTATTTAAGATACAGTATCAATGGTGTGTTTAATAACACAGGAACATACTGTAACGATAATCCAGGTGACGAACAATGGAAAAAGATTTCACGTGACTTAGGTGTTACTGTTAAGCAGTGGTCAATTAATGAACGTGAACACGTACTATTATGTTTACAACGTAATGGTGGTTGGAGTATGAAAGGTAAAGATGTTGTAGCTTGGGCTAATCATAAGATTGCAGAGATTAGACGATACACAACTAGACCAATTATTGTAAGACCACACCCGGGTGATAAGAAGGCACCAGACTACATAAAAGGTATCACAGGACCAGATGTACGCATTAGTTTCGAGCCTATGATAGAACACGACCTAGCAAAAAGTTGTGTAACTATTGGCTTTAACAGTAGTCCTTTGGTAGCAAGTGTTATAGAAGGTGTACCAATTATTTGTGAAGACTACCAAGCTAGTCAAGTAGAAGAAGTTTGCCATAAAGAAATAAGCGACATAGCAAGACTAAAACCATTTGATAGAGACATATGGATTAAAAAGATTGCACAATGCCATTGGAGTTTTAAAGACTTACGTGATGGTGTTGCATGGCAACACATGAAAAGGTATTTGGAAGTATGAACATCACAGTAGTAACAACATTTCATCAACCTGGCTTAGAACAATACGGACAACGTTTTATTAATTCATTTAGTGAAAAAGTTGATCCAAAAATTAAATTGGTTGTGTATGCAGAAAAGTGCATTCCTGTTAATCCAGATGAAAGCAGAATAACAATACACGATGCTGACGCAACACTACCAGACTTACAAAAGTTTAAAAGCATTTGGGGACAAGTTCCTAAAGCTAACGGTAAATGTCCTTGGCCTGAAAGAAGACCAAGAGATAATCATAAAGAATTTAAATGGGACGCAGTAAGATTTGCAAACAAAGTTTATGCTGTATTCCACGAAGCAAAGAAAGACGATACAGATATACTTGTATGGATGGATGCAGATACTTATGTACACAGTCCTATTACATACGGAGAGTTTAGATTACTAGTGCCGCCACAGGCTTGGTTGCATTACTTAGGTAGAAATAGAAAATGGCCTGAGTGTGGCTTCTATGGTCTTACATTACGTAGTCCAGGTTGCGATGCTTTCCTTAAAGAGTTTCAACGTGTATATGATGAAGCTGAACAAGGAATATTTTTAATGGAGGAATGGCACGATAGTTATGTGTTCTGGGAAGTATTAAAAAAGATACAAGTTCAATACCCGAACGTAAAAGACTTTAGTGGACATTTAGTGAATGGAGAAGGGCACCCGTTGATCAACTGTGAGCTTGGCAAATACTTTGATCATTTGAAGGGTGTACGAAAATCGGAGGGACGTAGTAGAAAGAGAGACCTACTGCAACCACGTAGCGAGAATTATTGGAATGAAAGTTAGTTTATTTAGAGAGTATGGTGCACAAAATAGTAAACCCGTGTTTGACGCTTTTGCAGACAGTCTTGTGGATGCTGGGCATACCGTTGTTGATAATGACTATAGCAGTGATGTTGCTGTTATTTGGTCTGTCCTTTGGCATGGCAGAATGGCTGGAAACAAAAAAGTTTGGGATGACTTCCACGCACACAACAAAAAAGTAATCGTATTAGAAGTAGGCGGCCTGAAACGAGGCACCACATGGAAGGTAGCAATCAATGGAATTAATAGAGACGCCGCGTTTGGTCCTGATGGCAATGGCAGTGATCGTGCTAATTTACTGGGCCTCAAATTAAAACCTTGGTCACTAGGCGGTGACAGAATTATAATTTGCGGACAGCATGACAAGAGTCATCAATGGCGTAACCAACCCAACCTAACTGCATGGTTAGGAAATACAATCAACTCTATCAGAGAAGTTACAGATATGCCTATATATTGGCGACCTCACCCAAGGTGTCCTGTGCCTATGATAGAACATGACCATAAGAACGTACACAGACAACAACCTACACAAATAAAAGATACATATGACGACTTTGACTTTGATTGTGAAGGTGCGTATGCTGTAATTAACTTTTCAAGTAACCCTGCCACCCAGGCAGTAATAGAAGGTGTACCAGTGTTTACAGGTCCTAGCAGTTTAGCTTGGCCTGTTGCTAACCCAGACTTTACTACATTAGGTATGCCAAAACGTCCCGATAGAACACAATGGCTCAACGATATTGCATACACTGAGTGGACATTGGAAGAAATCGCACAAGGAAAACCACTAAATCGCTTGACTTCTTACCTATAATATCGTATAATAATACGATGTACAATAGACCTATATCTAAAAAAGCATTAAACACAGAAGACTGCCTAGAAATAGTTGCTGGTATCAGTGAGCTAAAGTATAGTGGTGACGAAGAATTGGAGAAGGTCCAAAACTTTAAACTGCATGAAGACAATGCTAATATCATGTTTAGTTTTGCTAAACAAGTATTTAGAGGCACGGCTCTTACTGCAAAGCAATATACACTAGCTAAAAAACTGTTGCTAGAATACTACACAGATCAATTTGATGCACATGAAATAGATTTAAAAGTAGCAGTAGAAAAATTAAGATTTCCATTACGTGAAATAGACGGTAGCCATTGGATCAAGTTTGTAGATTACAAAGGCGAAAAGATGTTAGCTATTAGATTTCCTTTTAATAAAAAAGTTATAAAGCATCTTGAAGAATTAAAAAATTCATCTGACAAAGAATATTTTTATGACAAGCACACACATTACTTTCCACAAAAAGAAAAATACATATGGAAGATTGTCAACATTAGCAAACAGTTTGCAGATGCAAAGTTTGAAATACAAGATGAGATTTTGGAATTATACAAGCAGTTAGAAGTGTTTGAAAAAAATCCACAAGACTACATACCAGGCATATACAATTTTAAATTTAAAAACTTACCTGTCAAAGCAGTTGACAATATGTTTGAAGAATTAGGTGAGCCTAACTATAATAACTTGTACAAGTATTACGATAGAAGATATTATTACGGATTAAATTACTTTGATGATCGTGCATTAGTAGAAAGTATTAGTGGCAGAGAAACGTTAACTAAAGCAATCATTAATCGTAATTCAAGTCTTATTTGCGTAGATAAAACTAAATGGGACATGGCAACAGTACTCAAAGCCGTTGACGAATTAGAAAGATATCCTCTTTTAATTCTTATTGATGCCAAACAAGGTTACAGTGAAGTTACTCTGTATCACAACTTGCTTAGATACTACATACCAAAGGAACAAATGTCCGTTATGTTTAGATTGGATAACAAGTTAGGCAATGAAGCTATACAATTTAACCAATACATCAAGACTCAGGGATTAAATAATATAGTTGACAAGAACACAAAAATAGTGTATATTAGTAATAATAAGATTCCTAAACCTTTAATGAAACAAGGGTTTAGACCAAAAGGCATTCTCACAATAGGCAGTAAAAAAATTGCTAATAACATCGACAGTTATGTGAGTGCTCATGATCTTGTTATGCAGTATGATGATGACGCAAGTCCTCATTATAGTTACGGATATATGAAGGCAGATATAATATAATGATAAGTTGTAGAATAATAATACAAGATGAAGTTAACGTCAAGGTAGAAAATTTACCTGTTGAATACAGACGTAAGATAGCTAACAAGCTGAAGTTCCAGGTGCCCTATGCACGTTACCTTCCTCAATATAAACTAGGGAGATGGGATGGAACTGTGGCTTTTTTCGGAATTGGTGGTACTGGTTACGTTAATCATTTGGATATCATTGTAAACACACTTGTAGAAGCAGGTGTTGAAATTGCAGACATTGTTGATCATAGAGACAAACATGATCTTACATTTGATGAGATAGATGAAAACTATTGGGCTCATAAGAATTGGCCTAAAGGACATCCAGCTGAAGGACAACCAATCATATTAAGAGATTACCAAGTGGAGACTGTTAACAAATTTATAGAAACTCCACAATGTTTACAAGAGGTGGCAACCGGTGCAGGTAAAACAATTATTACTGCTACACTATCGCACTTATGCGAGAAGGTAGGTAGAACACTTGTTATTGTACCAAACAAATCACTTGTAACACAAACAGAAGAAGATTATGTAAATGTCGGACTAGACGTAGGCGTTTACTTTGGCGATAGAAAAGAACTAGGCAGAACACATACAATTTGTACTTGGCAAAGTTTAAACATACTAGACAAGAAAACAAAAGATGGAGAGGCAAAACTAACACTAGCTGAATTTTTAGATGGTGTGCAAACAATTATTATTGATGAAGTTCATCAAGCAAAGGCAGACGTATTAAAGAAATTACTAACACAAAACTTAAGAAATGCACCCATACGTTGGGGCTTAACAGGAACTATACCCAAGGAACAGTTTGAATTCCAAAGTATACTTGCAAGTATTGGTCCTGTGATTAATCAAATCAGTGCAAAGGAATTACAAGACAAAGGTGTATTATCCAAGTGTCATGTAAACGTTGTACAACTGCTTGATACTAATGTATACAACTCTTATCAAGAAGAACTCAAATATCTTGTAACAAATAAAGATAGAGTTAAATACTTGGCCAAGATGTGTAGCAACATTAAGGATAGTGGCAACACCCTAATACTTGTAGATAGAATTAGTGCAGGAGAACAACTCTGCGAAGCAATACCCGATTCTGTTTTTATTAAAGGTGATGTTAAACTAAAAGACCGTAAAGAGCAATATGATGAAATTAAAGAAGCAACTAACAAAGTACTTATCGCGACATATGGAGTCGCTAGTGTGGGCATTAACATTCCTAGGATTTTCAATCTCGTACTTATCGAGCCTGGCAAATCTTTTGTAAGAGTAATTCAATCAATAGGTAGAGGCATTAGAAAAGCCGAAGACAAGGACTTCGTACAAATTTGGGACTTAACTAGTTCATGCAAATATGCGAAGAGGCATCTCACATCTCGTAAAAAGTTTTATAAAGAAGCAGAGTATCCTTTCACAATAGAGAAGGTTGACTGGTCATGAAGAAGTTTACTGTAGAAATAAAAGTTGGAGACGAAGTACAAGTAGGACGTTTTAGAAACGTTAGTGCTAAAATTAAAGACATACAGATAGATGCAAAAGGTCAACCCGTCATAGTAACTAGTAAAGGGCCTAAGAATTTGTTTAGTTGTAGACTAGCAAAACTTGATCCCGATACAGGCAACTTAACGCCAAAACAAATAATGGATAAGAAAAGTAAATGAGAATATTAACATTAGAAAACGAAACGTTTCATCTGAATAACTTACCAGAGGAACTAACAGAAGACGTCCGCTTTAGTGTGCTAGATAATAGCAATCCTAAAGAACCTGATTTCTTTTTTATGCCTTTAATATTTCTAGAAAGTTTTAATTCACCAGCAATGGTACTAGAGATAAACGGTAAAGAAATCACAATGCCAGTTGATTGGAACCTAGCAGTAGGAGATAGTGAAGGAGGTGGAGATATAGAAGTGTTGCCTTTAACAAGTTTAAATGATAGAGGCTTTGAAGCATTTCTTTTTAATTCATTAACAAGCTATACAATGAATTGGGGAGAAGTAAAAATTACAAACTTCTACAATGATATGAAATGGTATTTTCCTAAAACTAAAAACGGACAACTATTAGGTGTACCAATTACGGACGGACCTAAGCCTTTATGTGCTTGGTTCATTAAAGATATTAGTAGACAAAGTGAAATGATAGATTATGGATTACTCATCTGATAAAATAGTACTAGAAGTATACACTAACCAACAATACGTAATGGATCAGTGTCAACCCACGTTGGCAAAGAACTTTATACCTGAGTGGTGGAAGAGCTTACCAGCTCAGAGAACACATACGAATTTACATACAGGCGGAAGTCCTGTACCAATTAGTAGCATGAAACAATGTCCTGCTATTAATGAAATACTAAAGCAAGGTGTTATATTTCCTAGTTGGTGTGAACTACATCTTAAAGCTGATAAGATGGGTAGACTAGATCAAAGAGTGTTTCCAGAACATACTGCAATGATACCACATGATGAACAAGATTGGACTTTCCATAAGCCAGACTACTCTCATGTTAAGGTTGGTAGTCCTTGGTTAATAAAAGAATCCACAGGTGTAAAATGGTTGTGGATAAAACCTGAATGGCATCAAAAAGACCCAACTGCATATTGGGGTGTACCTGGTATTGTTGAATACAAACACCAACACGCAGTACTTAACAACATAATGGTTAAACACGGTACAGAAGTAAAAATCAATACTGGAGATCCTTGGTTGCAATTAATTCCAATGTCAGAAAAGCCAATTGAGGTCAAATGCCAGCTCGTGAGTGATACAGAAATGAATAGATTAAATACTACTAACATAAGTTCTGTTGGAAGTTATGGCAAGTCAATTAGGAATAAAAAACGTCAGGAAGGTAGATTAAATGAAAACGATTAGTGAAGAATATGTTCATCAGTTGTCACAACTGCATGATGCAAAAGCATCTTTCGGAGATGCAAAAGGATTAAAGGCTATTGAAAAATGGTTAAAAGAATTTAAACCTCAATCAATTTTTGATTACGGTTGTGGTAAGGGCGGAGTGGTACAAGCACTCAGAGAAAATTACAAAGACATTAATGCAGTAGGTTGGGATCCAGGGCACCCAGAGTTTCAAGAAAGACAACCAGGACCATTTGATATGCTTATTAGTACTGACGTTCTAGAACATATCGAACCTGTGTTCCTAGACAACGTGCTAAAAGATATGCACGAAACATTTGCCAGAAACGCATTCCTTATTATTGCTACAAGTCCTGCTAAGAAGTTTCTACCAGACGGACGTAATGCACACTTGATTGTTGAAACACCAGGTTGGTGGAAAGACAAGATTGAACAAAATATGCCTGGCATTAAAATTATTCATCATGAGTTTGTAGAAAAAACAAGAACAGATAAACAAGGTAAGGTTCACCCAAACAACAAGTATATTGTAGTATTGGGGAAGTAGATGTCGTTTACTAATTTAATTACTAATGCGATTGATACTGTAGTAGATGACTTACGTGCTAAAGGTAATCCTAGTGTTTGCGAACTAGGTAACCAACGTATAAAAAATAATAAATCAAGAGCTGTAATGTTTAATAGACTAAACATTCACAATCAAACTATTACTTCTACCAAAGACTTTTTCCTTGCAATAGGATTCAAAGAGTATGTTGCTATCGATGTTAACACAGAGAAAGATGCAATAGCAATGGATCTTAATACAGATATCAGTAAACAATACAATTATAATAAACAGTTTGATCTAGTTACTAACAACGGTACAGGCGAACACGTATTCAATCAATATACAGTATATAAAAATATGCACGATCTAACAAAGGTAGGAGGGTATATGATTCATGTACTTCCTTTTTATCGTTGGGTTGATCATGGCTTCTTTAACACACAGCCTAACTTGTATCCTTGTTTAGCAAATCAAAACGATTACGATTTGTTAGGACTATGGATAGGAACTAGTGATGGACAGAAGATTGAGAAGTG